ATGGTGAAGATTGAGGACGTGCGAGCAGCAGTGGCTGAAGCGCTGCAAGAGCGCGATATTGGACAGCCGCCATTCTGGAATGACATTCGGGAAGGGCGGCGAGACGACACCCCCTTCATGGTCGGTGCAATGATCTGGGCGGAGCATATCGCGACCAGTTCGGCGCAATGAATGGCCCGCTATCGTGACGGACTAAAGCAGGCCACCTGCTTGTTCGAGGCGGCGGCTTGGCACTATGCCGTCAAGGTCATGTGCGGCTGCGGTCATTTTGCATCGTTCGATCCGCACGGATTGTTCTGGCATTTTCATACCAAGGGTTGGGCAGATGACTTCCGATCGGTGCGAGCAAAGATGTGGTGCCGCGCCTGTCGGCAATCGCTTGGGCAGAAGGTCAGGCCGCGCCGGCTTGATCTGATGCAACCCTATCCACCAGGCACCATCACACTGCGCCAACCTGACGAGCGGGAATGGAAGCGGATCGTCAACCGATATCGCGGGTAAACGGGCTTTGCCGATGGCTGCCAGCTTGCCGGAGGGACAGCCGCAGCCTACCGAGTGCCGTCCCGCGATTCGGTTCGGACTGCCCGGCCCGTTGGACACCCCGTCTGCAGTTCAGTTGGTGGCGACCCGCCTGAGGCAGACGGGGTTACCCTTGAATGTCTTCTTCTTCACGCTTATCCTGCGGCAGCTCCTGGCGAGGTTCAACGTCATCGCGGCGCGCGCCAGGGGCACCTTTGACAGCGCGCACCAGTGCCTTCGCGCCAGCCACCACATAGCCCAGCGCCTCGAAAGCAAGCCCGACCTTGCCGAGCCCGCGCGTGATCTTGCCCAGACCCATCAGGCGACCCTCCGCTTCGCATAGGCCGTTGCCAGCCGCGTGTCGTACTTGTTCTCGCGGTAGGCAGTGCCGTTATAACCCTTGGCGAATGCGGCCCAGTCGCCCCGCTGCAGCGCAACCTTCAGCCCGCGCCCGGCGACGAAGCGGATAAACGCCTCCAGTTGATCCCCCTCGGTCTGCGCCTGGCGCCATGCGAAGGACCACGGATCGGGCGCGCCGCACACCGCGTAATTCTCGCCCAGGATCTGGAAGCCGCCATAACTGGCCGATGCAAAGCCGGCGTCGACGTCGAGCGCGACGGCATCCAGCATCTGCTGCCAGCGCGCGGCCTGACCGGCCGGATAGAGCGCGCGGTTCCACACGCGAGACGACAGCCGAGGATGGCTTTTATCGAACCGGTGGCCTGTCGCCTTGCTGAAACGGTGCGGCTCGAAAAGGATTGTCGGCCGGCCGTCGATGAAGGCGGAGCCGGTCGATTCCACATCATAAACCGCCCAGACCTTGGCAGGCTCCACCGAGAGGTCAGCCGCGGCCTGGGCGATGTCACTGGTGCTGATCGGATGGTCCGGCCCATCGGTCAGGCAAGCGAGGATCGCGCCTTTGCTCTTGGGGCCGATCTGGCCATCGATCGCGCCAGTGTAATAGCCGAGCGAAGACAGCCGGCGCTGCAATGCAGCCTGGTCCATATTGTTCTCCAATGTTGAGGAATTTACAGTTCAGGCGATACTGGCCGGGCCGCCACGGCCTTTGCACTTTCGACCTTCTGGACGGCCTGCCGCAGTTCGCCGCTGCTTTCGATCACTTCCTTGGCCACGTCGCGAAGCGTGACGGCCTCGACCTGACGCATGAACCGTTCGGTGTAGAGTTTGATGACCCGGTCGGCACATACGGTGACGAAGGCTGTCACCAGCGCTGCCGCTTCGCCGTCAGCACCGGCCTGTCGACACAGCGAGTAGGAAATGAGCGCCACCAGGGGCAGGATCAGCAGATCGGCAATCACCAGCCGCGCCTGCACCTTGATGCCCCGCTTGATCAGCATCGCATATTTAGCGGCAAAGCCGAACGTCAGGCCTATCCAGATCCAGCTATATTTGGCCACCACGGCCTCGAACACAGGACTCACCGGCACTATACCCCTTTGAAAATTGGAAAGCCCGGCGCAGCATGAAACCCGCCACCTGCGCGGCGTGTTGGCATAGGACGCAAGGAGGATGCTTTGACCCGCGAACGAACCACGGAACTGAGCGACGAAGAATGGAACGCCCTGCTGGAGCGCGACCGCGTCGAGCAGGAAGCCGATCCCAACAATGCGATGAACAGCCCGCTGGGCCTGGACGAAGAGGCCCGCAATAACCTGACGTTCGTCATGGTCACTGCGGCCTTCCTCGTCATCAGCCTGCTGGTGGGCGGGTGGTATTATCTGTGATCTGACGGCGACGATCTTTAGCCTGCCCGCGCCGCCGCTATAATTGTCTCCTGTTTTCCGAGGTTCTCAGGCGGCCTCTTCGCTCTGCGGTTCGGCAGCAAGCGCCTCCAGGCGGCTGACTTCGCTGGGCAGCCAGGTCGCGACATTGCGGATCACGCTGATGACATTGCCGATCTGTTGATGGGCAGTGCCATTGGCCGGCAGGGACGCCTGCAGCGCTTCCAGATCGTCAGCAACCTTGCCAGTGCTGGCGCGGGCCATGACGGCCTGAGCCGCCTGGACCGAAGACAAGGTGGCAGCGGCGATCTGCCGCTCCAGTTCGGTCTGCTGCGCCATCAGTTCGGCCAGCGTCGGGGTGGTGGTTTCGGTCATGTCGTGCTCCAGTTTAGAAATGAGAATGTGGGGGATCAGGCCTTCGCACGCCGGGTGCGCTTGGCCGCCGGGCTGGTGGTGCCGTCCATTTCGTCCATGGTATCGGCCACCTGAAGCTTGAAGCTGGCCTGGCCGCTGGCGATCGTCAGGATGGTGCTGGCACCGATCGGGCTTTCGAGCACTTCGCGGCGGGCGACGATGCGGTCGCGCGAAAGGGTGACCAGATGGGTTTCACCTTCCTGATTGACCGCCGTCACCTCGATCGGGTTCTGGATGCCGCCGGCGTCGATGACCTGCTTCTTCACGAAGCCATAGGCATCATCCAGCGCCTCATCGGCCGCGCCTTCGCCGATATCATAGCCGATGCAGCAGCCTTTCTCACCGCCGGTGCGCTCCTCTACGATGTTGATGGCGGCGGCGGGCAGATCGAACCGCGCGCCGTTTTGCAGTTTCAGTTTCAGGGACGAAAGCATGTCATTCTCCTTTGGTGATCGATGATGTCGGGGTGGGCGACGGCGGAATACCGTCGTCACAGGTTGGTCACGTCGATGACCATGATCGTCGCCGGGGCGCGGTCGAAGGTCATCATCGTGTCCCAGCCGTTGTGGGTGTAGCGCTGGCGGGTAATTGCCCCGCCGCTGATGGCCCAGCCGCCCGCCAGCGTGGTAACTTCGGTGCCGATGATCACGCCGCTGTCGTTCTCGATCGTCTCGACGCTCTGGAAATAATAGGGACGGGGCGTGGCGAGGATCGCGTAGCTGCGACCTGAGGCAAAATCCTGGGTCGCGGGGAAGGTGCTGACACCCGGATTGAACGGCGCGACGATGGCGAGCGGAGGATATTTGCTGGACACCAGCACATTCTCCGATGCGTCGTATATCTCGAAAATCCAGCCGCTCGATTTCGCCGTTGGCGTCCGGTCGTAGATATACCAGTCGACCGTCCAGCTACCGCTCTCGGGGTAGTAGATCCCGATCGTAAAGGTCCATGTGTTGGTCGAACTGTTATAGGCCAGCTGCTCGACCGCTGCATTGCAGCCATTCGGCTTGATAGCCATCAGCGGATATTGGCCGCCGGAGAAGGTTACCGTCCGTGTGGTTCGACCTGTCCCCGACACCTGCCCCCGGCCGACCAGGCCCCAGACAGGGAAGCGATCACCGATCGAATAGGCGTCATTGTCGTTGAGCAGCGTAATCTGCCAGCCTGAAGGCAGGGCAGCTGTGCCGGCGCCCTGACCGTAGAAGCCGTAGACGATCCGGGTCTGGTTCGAGGGCGCTGTGGCGCCGATATTGTAGCGAACCTTCGTCGCTGTGGTTTCGGTATAGGCTTCCCCATCGCTTTGCCCCGGCGATCCCAGCTGCGACAGGATGATCCAGGGAACGCAGCGCGCTGGCAGGACAGACGCCAGGTCGATTTCCTGCCAGCCGCTTGTAGTGCCGGTGACGATCAGAGTGCCAAGAATATTGCCGCCATTGCGGGCCATGTCGAAAACGACCTGCTCCGCCTCGTTCAGCATCTCGAACACATAGGGCATCAGGCGCGATACCCCATGAACATGCGCAGCTTGCCCGCACCGTCCGTCATGCGGATCGCCTGATCATACCACTCCATGGCGCCAGTGCCCGGATCAGGGTCCTCAAAGCGCACGATGTCAGAGCGGAAGGTCAGGCCCACGGTCGAACCATTATTGGCCAGTTTCATTCCGCCGACCCGGCCATCCACGCCGACGGAAAGGACATATTGCGCGAACAGGGTGTTGCGGTCGTTCTGCAGCGAGGCGATTGCCGTCGCCTGCTGGCTGACCGAGGCGCCTTGGGCGGTCACCGTGCTCGACAGATTGGCATATTGCGTATTCAACGTGGCGAGGGTGCTCGCCTGCTGGGTCACCGTCGCCGACAATCCGGCAATGTCAGCGGTCGCCTGTTTGGCCGCGATTTCCTGATCTGTGGCGGGCCGGAAGCTGACCTTGTGCCATTCGATGTAATGGCTGGTTGCCGACGACGTGTAGCCCGAGAAACCCGAATATCGGTCGAAGACGAAGATTTGCCAGCCGTTGGCGCCGGCGCCCGTAACCTGGACAAGACGGCGCCAGCGGCGAACCCCTGCTGCATTGCCGGTTCCGCCCGCAATATCAGGGTCAGAGAACAGCGAGACGTTGAAATCGTTGACGATCGAACCGCTCGAATTGAGGGCGCGGAAAATGACGCCAGCACCGGCAAGCGTCCCGCTGCCCAAATGCGCGTCCACTTCAAGCACAAGCCAAACGCCTGTCGTCACCGTCGCATCCTGCACGGGATTTATGCGTAGCCCTTGAGCAGTGGCAGTGGAGCTGCTGATCGTCGTCCCGAGAGCATAGGGCGACTGCTTGCCCGTTGGCTTTCCGACAGTCGGTGCGGTTGTATGTGCGGTGTATCCCGTCGGATAGGTCGACCCGGTCGGCCAGTTGGCAAAGACCGGGTTCGGGTTGATCGAAGATGCTGCGACTTGGGCCGATACCGTCGCGCTGGTCTGGGCAGCGGATGCGGCATCGCTCGCAACCGTTGCCGACGTGCTGGCCGCCGTCGCACTGCTCTGCGCCTGACCGGCATAGGTGCTGGCGTTGGTGGCGCTGGTCTGCGCGCTCGATGCCGAAGCGCTGGCAGCGCTGGCGCTGGAGGACGCGGCCGATGCCGAGGACGAGGCCTCGCCCGCCTTGGTCTGGGCGGTGTTGGCATAGCCGCTGGCCGACGTGGCACTGTTGGCGGCGTTGGTGGCGCTGCTGCTCGCGTTCGCCGCGCTGGTCGATGCGCTGCTGGCCGACGAGGATGCGTTGCCCGCCTGGGTCGATGCAGTGGTGGCGCTGGAGGACGCTGCCGAGGCGCTGTTGGCCGCATTGGTTGCGCTGGTCGATGCGCTGCTGGCGCTGCTCGCCGCCGCCGATGCCGAACCGGAAGCGGAAGCGCTTTCCGTAACATCCTCGATCCGAATGTAGGCGACCTGATAGGTGCAGGATGCCGCCGAAGCCGGAAAGCGCAGCATCGAACGGACCCAGGCAGCGCCAGCTGCGATGAGGTCGTTACTGTTTCGGGTGCGAGTGACCGTGTACCAGGTGTTGAGCGCGCTAATAGTCTGGGGTTGACCAGCATTCCCGCTCGAAGACCCGCCTGTATTGGGGCCGATCGCGAATAGCGTCACGGTCCCGCCAGTGGCACCGATCGTCTGCCGGACCGACGCGGTGACACGATAGATGCGATCAGCTGCGAGCGTCGTCATGCCGATGTTGGCAACGTCCCGCTGTTCCGTCGTCGCGACCTGCAAAACCGTGCCAACGCCAGATACGGTGGGAAAGCTGTAAGTGCTGCTCGCCACGATCGGCGTCGCGTTTTCCGGCCAGGTGTTATAGTTGGACTGCCAATAGCGTCCCTCCTGAACGAAGTCAGAGGGCATGATGCTAGCAGCCGAGAGACGGGCGGCGTCATAGCTGGACGAAGCGGACACGGCGGAAGCGGCGGCAGCGCTTGCACTGTTCCCCGCATTCGTAGCCTGGGTGGCCGCTGTCGATGCCGATCCGGCCGCAGCGGTCGCGCTGTTTCCAGCCGCCGTGGCGCTGTTGGCGGCATTGGTGGCCTGCGTCGAAGCCGTGCTGGCCGATCCGGCGGCATTGCTGGCACTGGTCGCCGCGTTGGTTGCCGAGGTGCTGGCGTTGCCTGCAAAGGTGCTGGCGTTACCCGCGCTGGTCGCCGCGTTCGTGGCGCTGGTCTGCGCGGCCGAGGCGCTGTTGCCTGCTGCTGTCTGGCTGGCAGACGCCGCCGAAGCGCTGGCCGCCGCTGCCGATGCCGAACCGGATGCGGCATTGCTCTCGGTCACATCGTCCAGACGGATAAACGCGATCTGATAGGTGACGTTGCTCTCCAGCCGCGCCATGCCGCGCAGATAGGCGCCTGTCCCGCTGCCGGATGCCAAGATCGTGTCGCCGCTGATCGTGACAGAGCGTTCATACCAGGTGTTCGCAGCCATCGATGACTGCCCGCTGGCCGGCGCGGTGGTCTGGCCTCCCGTCGCGGCTAGAGCCGGCGCAAAGGCGCTGTAGCTTGCGGTCGACCCAGAAAGTGCCCGCGCCAAAGTCGTGACGCGATAGAGGCGGCCAGCAACCGCCTTCACCCAGCCGCGCGTCGCCACATGGATGTTTGAGCCGGTGCCAACGACCTGCAAGACGCGACCGACGCCTGCGACATTGACGAAGCTATACTGGGCATTAGCCGCGACCGGTGTCGTGTTCGGCGGGAGCTGCGTATAGTTGTTGCACCAGAACTCGCCGTCATTGGTGAAATCGATCGGCAGTGTCGCAGCCGCCGATAGGGTCGCCGAAACGCTCGCCTGCTGGGCGGCGGTGGCATAGATGCCCGCGTTCGTCGCTGCTGTCTGGGCGGTGCTGGCCGAATTGGATGCAGCAGTTGCACTGTTTGCGGCATTGGTGGCTTGGGTGCTGGCCGTGTTGGCGCTGTTGCTGGCCGAAGTCGCGCTTGCACCAGCGTTCGTAGCCGACGTGCCGGCGCTGCTCGCCGAGGTCGCTGCTGCAGATGCAGACGACGACGCGGACTCGCGCGCAGTTACGTCGCTGATTTTGATCCGGCGGATTTGAGAGGTGATCGCGCCGGCACTGGCATTGGTACGCACATAGGGACGCAGCCAGACTGCGCCGGAGCGCCAGACATTCCCGCCGCTTGGCGCCGTCGGGCGGCTATAAAGCCGCTTGTAAACGATGATACCCGAACCGCTGATCAACTGACCATCGGTGCCTAGGCTTGCATAATTGCCGTCGAGTGAGCGCAACGAGCATTCGATATAGCCACCGGACGACGAGACAATCTCGACCTCATACTCGATCTCGTAGATCCGTCCGTCGACGGCGGGGACAACGGCTCTAAGAGCAAAATCGGATGTCCCGGAGGTTCGGGCAGACTGATAGATTGGCGTGCCGTCGGAGGCCGTGCCATTGGACAGGGCTGACGCCATCGCCATCGGCGCGCCGGTGGTCGCAGTCGAGAAAAATTCCTCATTCCCGCTACCGTATTTTTCTGGTGCCAAGGCAAGGGCTGCCGCGACCGCGCCACTATAGCTGGAGGATGCCGAAACGGCGCTCGCTGCCGACGCGCTCGCCGATTGCCCTGCTTCGGTAGCTTTGGTGCTGGCGGTCGACGCGCTCGCACTCGCGGCGCTTGCGCTATTGCCGGCGCTGGTCGCCGAATTGGCCGCGTTCGTGGCACTGGTCTGCGCAGCGCTGGCTGAGCCAGCGGCGTTTGTCGCACTGGTCGATGCCTGCCCCGCGCTGGTCGACGCATTCCCCGCCGAGGTGTTGGCGGCCGTGGCGCTGTTCTGCGCGGCGGTGGCGGATTGTCCGGCTGCACTGGCCGATGTCGCCGCCGCTGCCGACGACGTGGCCGCCGCTGTGCTTTCGGTAATATCCTCCAGGCGGATGAACTGGATTTGATAGGTGCCGGCATCCGCGAAAGTCATGATCGCGCGCACACCGACCGCGCCGGCAGCGATCATGGTGTCAGCGTTGAAAGCCTGCTCAATCGGATACCAGGTGTTGAGGGCAGTAGCAGGCTGATTTGTGGCGCTGTTGCCGACCGTGGTCGTGCCGGACTGCCAGCCAATCCGTAAAAGCTTCATGACGCCGCCGGCTGTGCCGGCAATCTGTCGGGCGCTGGCGGTGATGCGATAGCGGCGGCCCGCAATAAGGTTCATCAGGCCGATCTGGGCGATCCGCACCTCCGAAGAGCCGACCACGATCTGCGCGACTTTGCCAATGCCGCCGATGGTCGGGAAGCTATAGGTTGCGTTTTCCGTGATCTTAGCAGGCAGGCCGGCGCCGGCTGAGAAGGAAGCCGACCAGAACTCACCATCGTTGATGAAGTCAGACGGCATCTGACTTACAGCGGCCAGGCGCGCGCCATCATAGCTGGACGAGGCAGAGACGGCCGATGCAGCGGCAGCGGACGCGCTATTGCCCGCGTTGGTGGCGGCGGTGCTGGCGGTCGATGCCGATCCGCTCGCCGCCGTCGCGCTGTTGCCGGCTGCGGTCGCACTGTTCGCAGCATTGCTGGCCTGCGTCGATGCGGTCGCGGCGTGGCCCTGCGCGGTGGTCGCGCTGCTGGCGGCATGAGACGCGCTGGTCGATGCCTCGCCGGCCTTCGTGCTGGCCGTGGTGGCGCTGGTCTGGGCGGCAGATGCGGACTGGCTGGCTTCGGTGGCCTTGGTGCTCGCGGTCGATGCGCTGGTGCTGGCGGCGCCGGCGCTGTTGCCGGCCGCCGTTGCGCTATTGGCCGCGTTGGTTGCGCTGGTCTGTGCCGCCGATGCCGATCCGGCGGCGTTGGTCGCACTGGTAGAGGCCTGCGAGGCCGAGGTGCTGGCGTTGCCGGCAGATGTGTTGGCGGCGGTCGCGCTGTTCTGCGCTGCCGTTGCCGAAGTACCTGCCGCGCCAGCGCTGGTCGCCGCTGCGCTCGCGCTGGTGGCGGCCGCCGTGGCGGACCCGGCTGCGGCGTCGCTTTCGGTGACATCCACAATGCTGATGGAGGTCGCTCGGACATCATGTCCTGCGGCACCGGCCGTCCCGTCCGACTGAATGAACCCGCGCACACCCGTCACGTCGGCCGGGATGGTCACGACCTGGTCGACCGTCGACCAGCTGGATGCCCCCGCCGGCACGGGGCTGGCGAACAGCCAGGCCAGGGTGCCGGCTGCATTGATAGTGCTGACGCCGAGCTTACCGGGGAAAGAGCCGAAGGACAGCAGATAGCCCTTGAGGCGCAGCTTGCGCGCCGTGGCGAAATTCCATGGCAGGAAACCGCCTTCGCCGCTGTCCCGATTGGTCGACCGCAGCACCCTCGTTGCGTTGTCAGGGGGCGTGATCGTGGTGGTGATGGTCGATACCAGGCCCTGCCACAAGCCCGTCAGGCCATCGCTGAATATCCCCTTGCGGATCAGGTTGCCGGCGGCATGGCTGGACGCATAAAGCGCCTGCGCCGCCGCTGCGGTCGCGCTCTCGCCGGCTTCGGTTGCCTTCGTGCTGGCGGTCGATGCATGGCCCGCCGCTGCGGTGGCTGATCCGCTCGCATTGGTGGCGCTGGTCTGGGCCTGATCGCGCGCCAGCTGGGCAGCGGTCTGGGCTGCGAGCGCCGCATCCTTTGCCGTGCTGCTGTTGGCGAAGGCGGTTTCCGCGTCCGTCTTGGCGGTGACCGCCTGCGCCCTGGCCGTCTCGGCGGCGGTCTGGGCTGCCTGGGCAGCATTGCGCGCGGTGACGCTGTTGGCAAAGGCGGCTTCGGCGTCCGTCTTGGCGTTCGCCGCTGCCGTAGCCGACGCTGATGCCGCAGCCTGGGCGGCCTGCGCCTGGTCGCGCGCTGCGCCGGCATTTGCGGAAGCGCTACTGGCCGTGCTGGCATAGCCCTGCGCGGCCGACGCGCTATTGGCTGCGGCTGCTGCGGATGCTGCCGCGCTGGCGCTGTCGCCATAGGTCTCGAACAGGTCCTGGATGTCCTGTTGCGCCTGGGCGATGGCCGCGTTCGCAGCGGCCGTATCCGCTTCCAGTTCGGCAAGCTTATCCTGTTGCTCGCCAACAGTGTTTGAGATGTCGGAAATGACACCGACGCCCGTGGTGACCGCCGCAAGGATCGTGAACTCGCCATCGATCTGCTCGACACGATAGCCCACACGGATCTGATAGGCCGTTTCGCTTTGCAGCGGCGCGATGACATGTTGAACCGGCTCGTTCGCCGAGAGGATCGCGGAGCGGGTCCAGGTCGCATCTGCCGGCAGTTTATAATCGATCAGCACCGCGTCGGCGGATGGCATCTCGCTATTGCCGGTCACGATGATCGCGGGCAGACCTTCACCGGTCACTGTACCAGCAGCGGCCCAATTCGCAGCGGCGGGTGCTGGCGGCTTGAGATCCGGCGCGGTCAGGCTGAAGGGCGCCGGCGGCGTCGTGCTCTGCCCAAGCGCATAGGCATGCTTGGCATAGGTCTCGGTCTGGGCCGAAAATGCCACCTTGCCGGTCGACGGGTCGGGCGCGCGGCGCGTGATCAGGATGGGCTGATTGACCAGGCCCTCTTCCGGCACGTTGAGCAGGATGACATCGCCCGTCTTCAGCCCGATCCATTCCGGGCCGGTCGTGAAGTTGATGGGGCCGGCCTCACGGCTGTTGACGATATCATAGGCGGCGAGCTGGCCGGGCTGGGTGGCATCGTCTCCCGAGAACACCTGCACCAGCGGATAATCGATTTCCTTGGTGCGCTGGCCCTTATCGGCGGTCACATAGTCACTGACCGTGATCGCGGTACCGGAGATGACCGACCAGTCGCTATCCTCATCGACATAGCGCGGAATGACGCTGTTGAACCGGTCTCGCCGGCTCTTGGTCGCGGCGATCGACAGGCTATCGAGCAGGTGCCGGCTCTCGATCGTCGCGATCGCGGTGCGCGGCGTCGAGACGAGGCAGCCGACCATAGCGCCGGTCTGGGTCGGGATCGCGCCACCCGCCTGCAGGATCCGCTTGAGCGTGTCCCACTTGCTGTCCGTCGTCCACTCGACGCCGCCGACCTTCCAGCCATTGGCCTCGCAGACATTGGCGCATTCCACGAACTCGGCGACGCGGATATTGGCGACAGGTGCGCCGATGCCGCAGGTCCGCTTGCCGTTCTGCCAACGCCCCAGTGCCCAGGTCAGCGCATGCAGGCCCGGATTGTCGGACCAGACATAGGTCGATTCCACCAGAGCGCGGCAGGATCCAGAGCCGCCGGGATAGGTGCTGTCGAGGCGCGGGTCATAGACCTTGACCCAGTTGCCTATCCACGCCGGCTCCGGCGCGCCGGCGCCGTACATCTCGCCCTGCTTGTTGTAGCGCAGGCACCACATGGCGTGCGTGATGCCGGACAGCTTGTGCGCGCTGCTCCAGCCGGGAGCGGACCCGCCGCCGAGGGTGAGGGCAAGCGCACTGGTCTGCTGACCGCCCAGATGGATCTTCTGCGCCTGATAGTCGTGATAATCGCCGATCGCGTTGCCGCTGGCGTCGAAGGTCACGACCTCGTTGTCGGCGGTGAACTTCTCGATGCCGCCGATCGCGCCGCCAACGCTGAGCAGTGCGCCGAACCACAGCAGATCATTGAACTTGGTATAGCCCGGCCGTGTGTTGGTGTTGGCATAGATGCGCAGGCCCGACATGCGGGTGCGGCCCATCGCATAAGGCAGGCCCGACTGCGGGTTCGTCGTGAAGCTGGTTTGGCTGCCCTGCGACGACATGCCCGGCGCGGTCGCTGTGGAGATGGCCGTGAGAACGCCGGCAGCGAGGCCACCATAGGTGCCGATCGCGGTCAGAGTTGCGGCAGAAACGCTGGCGATGCCTGCCGCGCCTGCCATGCCAGGCGCAAGGAGCGGCGCGGCGGCGCCAGCGGTGGCCGCGACCAGCGCGACCGCGCCCACAACCAGAGCGGCCTTGCGCATGAAGCCCGACATTAGAGTACGCTCCAGGCGAAGTCGGGCTTGAGGTCGACCGCGACCAGACCTTGGTCGAGATGATCCTCGTGGAAGCCCAGCACATGGCCGTTGCTGGCGTAAATACCGATCGCCGCGATCCCGTCATGGCCATCGGCAACGACAAGATCGCCCAGCAGCAGGCGCGAATAGGGGATGCGCGTCAGGCCAAGGCCATCGAGCAGATCAGGGATCGTGTCATAGCCCATGCGCACGATCGCGCGCTGCGCGCCGAGCGCGCTGGAATAGCTGCCGGCTTTGCTGATCGAGATCTTGAACCCCATCTTCTTGAGGTGGAAGGCAGCGACCTTTGCGCAGTCGACCTTGCCCCAGGCGAAGGGACGCCCGCGGAACCGGGCCATGGTCGCCTCGATCGCGGTGTGGCGGATTTCGAGGGGCGTCATTTATTCTGGGTCTTCGTGTTGAGGGTGGCGGCAATCGCTGCCGAGAAGCCAGATTTCACGCTGCTGCCCTTTGGAGGCTTGACGCCCCAGTAAAGATTAACGTCGGTGCCGGTCATGAATTCGAGGCCCAGTTCGCCCGGCCATATGGACTGGTGCCAGCCGTTGGAGGCGCGCTGGCCCTCTTCGGTCTCGAACAGCCGCTCGAACACGCTGACGATCGTGAACTCGACTGTGCGCGCCCCGCTTTCATCGATGCCGATCGTCGGCACATCGATCTCGCCAAGGAACAGGATCTCTGGCGTTCCGATCACAGCGCCAGTGGCAGCGTCGACCGCGCCCACCATGATGGTTGCGACACTACCCTGCATGTTGGGATGGGACAGGACGGCCGTCGCACTCACGTCCGGCGGCATCAGGGTTACGGTCACTTCCGGCGCGTTGTCGCCAATCTCTTCCGACAGGTCCGATATGCCGCCCAGCGTGCCAAAGGTCGCATCCAGGCCAGCATAGATCTCGCTGCCGATCTGAATCACCGCCGCCCCGTCGAGCAGCCGCAGCGTATAGCCGGGCAGCTCGATCTTGATGGCGCCAAACAGCAGCGGCGCTGGCTGGGCCAGCGCGTTCTTCAGGCTTGCGTCCAATGGAGCCCCGTTCTGCGCTTACGCGCTCTCGGCGATGGTAAAGGAGAAGGATGCGAAACGATCGACCGCGATTTGCCAGGACAACTCGTCGCCCGGCGACACCAGGCCCTCGATCATAGGCTTGGCGATCTCGACAACATCATTCGTGATCAGGCTCGCGCGGATCATCGGCCAGATGCCAGCCTGCAGGGTGCCGCCCGCGCCGACAGTGCCATCAGCCGAGAACATGTGCATGTAGCGCCGCGCGCCCCGGATGATCGACAGCATCTGGCCTTCTTTGACCGTATATCCTGCCGCCATGCCCTTCAGCGGGATAGATGTCCCGGCCGCGACTGCGGCAGAGATTAGCGGCGATCCAGGCACCCCAGTGTCGAAATCTGGTTGCACCCATTCCATCCGCAGACGGTCTTCGCGCGCGCGCAGCAGGCGCGACTGGATAATCAGCGCCTTGTCGCGGGTCGGCATGGGGGGAAGGGTGACGCGAAGGCCAAAGCGGGTTCCTAGCCGGTTGATCCGCTGTTCCGGACCGCCAAGGAAAGGGGTCAGGATCGTGCCGAAATCTCGGAGATACGGCTCCAAGCTGTTCGGCACAGCCCATTCGGGCAAATCGATGACGGCCATTAGCGCCCCGGGATCCTGCGCCGCGCGCTCTTGGAGACGCCTGTCTGGGCCATGGCGCTACCGCCGGCCGCGCCGCGCAGCGCAGCGCCGTCGGTCAAAGCCCCAATTTGCGACCAGAAGTCATCAGTGGTCATCACCCCCTGCATATAAATGTGGGTCGATCCTCCATCTCCACTGGCGCCGCCTCTGCGAACATTGACTGTCTCGCCTGCCGTACCCCAGAATTGGACAAGATTGGTGTCGATGCCTGGCTTGCCGCCAATTTCGAAACTCCCACCCGTCGCAAAGCCAGGGAGGCCAGAGAAAGCGTTCGAAATGGCATTACTGTTTACGACCAGACCGCTGGCCGATGCTGACGATGAAGCCCCGCCGAACGCTGATTTGATCGTGCCGAAGATTCCGCCGAGCAGGCCGCCGCTCTGACTGGACGATGCGCTACCCTGACCCAGAGCCTGCCGAAACAAGTTGAACAACATGTCGGACAGATCATTCAGGGCCTGCTCCATACCCTTCGAAACCTGATCCTTCCACCAGTTTGAGGCGAAGCTCTTCAGGTCGCCATCCATTGCGGCGCGCATGGCGCCCTTGAATGTATCGCGCCATTGCCCTTGCTGTCGCGCGATTTCTTCTTCGTCGAGCTCCCGACTGGCCCGCTCCCGCGCCGCGCTCTCGCTGACTTTCCCTTCTCCGTCACGATAATATTGCTCAGAACGCTGGCTGAGTTGCGCGGCGCGGTTCGCCGCGCGTTGACGATCAGCACTATCGCTGCGAAGCCGGGAAAGTTCAGCATCGCGGTCGAGCGCTTGAGAGCGTGCCAGCTTTGAAGCAGCATCAGCACGCGCGATATCGACCTGGACCAGATCCTCCGCTGCGCGCTTCTGCCCCTCCAGCAGCGTCAAGCCCTTGCCCTGCCAGAATGTGGTCCTTTCTTCGAGATAGGCCTTGTCGGCTGCCAGGCGCGCCATCTGCTCATCGCCGCGAATTTCGGCCAGTTGCTGATCGAGGGCGTTTTCGGCGCGGGCAACCTCACGCGCGTCGTATTCCGCCTCTGCGACCTTGATCTCTGCGATGTCCTTTTCGGCCGCCAGCTTGGCAGCGCTGGCGCTCAGCCCGGCATCTTCATAGTCGCGCTGTCGCTGGAAGATATCCAGCTTGTCCTGCAGGCGGCGCATCTCATCCTTGTCGTCGCGCGCGCGGGCAACCGCCATCTGCTGTTCCAGCGCCATCTGCTCACGTCGGTTGGCCAGATCCTGCGCCGACGGGCCTTTCGCACCCTTCGTCTTCTTCTTGTCGTCGTCGCCCAGGTCGAGATCCACCGTCCCGAATTCAGGCGTATTGATCGAGCGGCTATAGCCCTCCACCGTCTTGGCAATAGTTTCCAGCGTCTTCGCGCGAGACAGAAGGTCGGCTTCCGCTTGATCGACCGCCTTGATACCGGGCGCCACTTTGGGGCTGATGAGGTCGCCTCGCGCACTCATCTTCACTTCCGATTTCGATTTGGAAAGGTTTGTTTTCGCGCGCTCTAGCGCCGCCCGGGCCGCAATGACGTCCGCCTTGGCGGTGGCCATCGCCTGAAGCTCGGCCGCGCGATCAGCCTTCATCTTGTCGATCAGGGCCTTACGGGCAGCGCCGGTCGCCGAAACCAGCTGAAGGGTCGCCGCCTGCTGCTTTTCATAGGCTGCACTCGCACGATCCGCAGCTTGGCGGGCAGCGCTATTCGCGGTGACGGTTCGCGTGGACCACAGGACCAGCAGCATCAGAGCGGTCACAACAAGGCCGATCCAGCCTGCCCACACGGTCATCGCTAGGCCGACGGTACGCAGCGCCACGCTGACCCCCGATAGCGCGATGGCAAGACGGCCGAGCAGCGCAACCATCGTTCCGATCGGATTGATCAGGCCAGCCAGTACCGCTCCGAACAGGCCGAAGCCGCCACGCAAGAGGATGACGGGTGCAAGGATCTTGCCGATGCCCATCAGCGCCAGGATCATAGGCCCTACCGCTGCCGTCAGTCCCCAGATGGCGACGATGACCTGACGGACCGCCAGCGGAAGCTCCGCAAACCAACGCGTAATGCCGGTCAGCGCATTCTGTACGGAGGTGAAGACGGCGAGGATACCGGTTTCGCCCATGGCAATCTTGAGTTCGTTGAACGCGTCGCTCAGCCGGTTGGACGATTCCTCGACGCCTTTCAGCTGGATTGCCAGCTTTTCGCCGGCGTCGGTCTCGCCGATCGATCGCTGGAGATCATCAAAGGCATCGCCGCCAAGGCGCATGAGGCCAATGGCCGTGCGCATGGCATCGGCCCCAAAAATCTCGTTGAGCACATTGGTGCGCGATCGGTCGGAAAGATTGCCGAGCTTCTCACGCAACATGTCGGATATCTCGGCAAGCCCCTTCATCTTGCCGGTCGCGTCATAGAAGTCGAGGCCCAGCTTCTCCATCATCGCAGCCGCTTCTTTGGACTTGGGCGTCAGCGTGGTGATGAATGTCTTGAAGCTGGTACCGGCATCGGACCCGCTGCCGAACAAGGCAGCAGTGCCGGCCAGCGCGGTATTGAAGTCCTCGAAACTGACGCCCGCCGCGCCGGCCACGCCGCCGCCCTGCGCAATCGCATCCTTGAAGTCGTTGAAGCCCAGCTTTGACGCATCGAGCGAGCCGGTCACTTGATTGACTACCGCCTCCAGGTCGGATGTGGACTTGTTGAACTGGGCCATAACATCTGTGACCAGCGCGGCGGACGAACCGAGATCAGCAGCATTGGCTGCCGCCAGGCGCAGGGTCTGTTCCAATCCACCGCCTAGAATGTCGCGTGCCGACATGCCGGCCAACGCAAGCGTCTCGATACCGTCAGCCGCCTCTTTGGCTCCGCGTCCGACCTCAGGCCCGAGCTTGCGGGCAGCCTGCGAAAGCGCCTCCAACTGATCACCGCTTATGCCGCGCAACGCCGCATGAACATTGTTCATGGACTTTTCGAAAGCGCCGGCCCCGCGCTTGGTGACGACGGTCATGCCGGCGAACGACGCACTTATCGTCGCGGTCATACCAATCGCGGCGTTGCGGATGTTGCCCTCCAGTTCCTTGAACTGCGACATCACCTCTTTGGCGAAATCGGCCAGCACTTCGCGGGCGTCCTCGAACCCGTCAAACCAGCCACGCACATCGAGTCCAAGCTCGCCATGCATGCCGCCGATTTTAAGATCGTCGCTCATGAACACTCCACGGCAGAAGGGCCGCCGGGACCATCCCGGCAGCCTGATAATCAGTTCGAATTCAGTTATTCAGTTGTTCAGGGGCGTTTCATTACGCACCGGAACATTTCCGGATGTTCTTCCGTCCCAAACAAGGCGTGCATCATCCGTTCGAACCGGTCAGGATGCATCGGCTTGAACCGGTAGACGCTGCACCAGCGTGTATAGCTGTCATACAGCTCGCTGCGATGGGTTGCCTCGCGCGAACTGGCGGTCAGCTTTACTTGCTCGCCCCATTTGACGACGTCGCCTTCGCTCTGTTCGCGCCCGACCGGTGTGACCTCGCCCAAGGGGGCTTTTATGGCAGAGGGCGGTACCGGCGTAGGCAGATCGACGTCCATCATTGGAAAGCCCATCTTCACCGCGATGGCGCGAGCCGCTGCCGGACCCCAGTTGCGTTCATACATGCGGACCACTGACACCGCCGTCTTGAAATTGTCGCGATCCGTCTGCGATCCCATATACGGAACCGACATCGGCGCATCGCCCTCATCCTCTTCATCGTCGTTCGCGCCGATTTCATACCGGCCCGTCTTGCGCAGTGTGGGCAAAACCTCGCCCGTCACCCACTTGCGGAACTTCACCGCCACCGCCTTCCGGCTCGTGAAGATCAGCGCATAGACGCCGGACTCCGAAATGATGGTGGTTTCGCGAGGCCTCCCCATTGCGTCATCAGTAGTGACGCAATCCCGCTCATCGTCGTCAAGGCGGGATACAGCCTGCCGGCTGTTGCCAATCTCCAGCGCTGCGCAGACATCGTTCGCTACAAACCACGCGCCATCGTCGCGGTCGATCACGCGCACTAACTGCTCCCCGAAGCCGAAACTCCGCAATGCCAAAGCGCTCATGCTGCCATCCTCCTCAGATCATCGAGTACGGGCGCGATGTCCTTGACTTCGCAACCCTGCTCCAAAGCCAGTTCGATTTTCATCATGATCGCCGCCACATTCGGCGCCGGCTCGTCGAGTAAGGCGAACAGGGCCTCATCAGCGTTGATCATGGCATCCGACGAAGCCTGCTCCAGTGCGTCGAGCCGATGGCGGTCACGACAGGCTTTATTGGCCTGGGCGAATTCGGCATTCGACTGTTCCACCCGGGCATTGAAGGTTTCCGGGCTATCATCCGGCAGGTAGCGGATGTTCGCCAGCGGCGAAGGGCGATCCATATAGTAATTCTGCTGCGCCACGGTGAAGGCCTGGCTGGCCTTCTTGTGGGCGACTTCGGCGGATCGCCAGCGTGCTACCGCGCCCGCCCACCCCAAAGGCTGACTGGTCATGGCGACCGCCGGAGTAGCAATAGCGACGGACCCTAGAAGCATTCCGGCCAGCACGGCGCGCCGCGATCCGGCAAGGTCACCGGAAATGCCGGTAGCAACGACGGATTTACCGCCTACAATAACGCAATCGCCCGTGCTAGGGGCGGCAACAGCCTGAGACATGGGACAACTCCGTGCCGATGGTTAGGAGCCGTGCAAGGTTGCTGCCTTGCGCGGCTCTGCTTTTATGGATACCTATAAATTATGGCGGCGTCAACAATTCCAGATACCTCAAAAAAGAGGAAGCGAGGCAGGCCTTCTACGGGAGGGCAGATGCCCGGGATTATGGTTCGGATGCCTGCTGGCGATGTGGCCGAACTGGACGCGTGGATCGCAGTCCAGCCCGACCAGCCATCCCGGCCCGAAGCAATCCGCCGTCTGATGAAAGCTGGACTCCACTCCTGAGACGGCCGATGATCGTTCGGTCGGATGGGGAGTAGTGCAAATATGAAGGCGAGCAGTAAGGTCGGCTCAATTGAGATCGTCGGCGATACGGTTCAATTGAAGCGTCAGCAGATATTGGGATCACCAGCCGAAGCTCGCATTCTAAAGATCGATCATCTGACGGGCATTGAATTTAAGCGGGCAGGCGTAATTGATCCTGGTTATATAAAGATGATCCATCCAGGTGGTGCCTCAAATTCTTCAATTCTCTCTTCAAAATATTACGATCTGGACACCATTCGCTTCGACATTTTCGACCAAGACGAATTTTTGAAAGTTCGATCCGTATTGATGGAGCGTATCACTGGGACTATTTTTGTTGATGATGAGGCGCAGCGTGTAGCATCCGGTCAAATTGCAATGGCTGCCATTGGCATAATAGTAGCGGCCTTTGCGATATGGTTTTGGATAACCATTTTCACTAGCTAGGCCACCCTCCTGATCTTGATCGGCGCGCCGGCTGCCTTCATTGCCTGGAAGGCTGCAAGCATCTCGTCGGTGGATTGTTTCTGGTTGGACCGCGCCGGCTTCGTCAGTTCGTCGAGTGAAGGCAGCGGCTTATTTTTTGGGTAGCGATGCAGGGCTGCGGTCAATCGGGCCTGAAACGTCGCTACATCATGCTCCCGGCGGCAAGCGGCGCGATATCCGCGCAGCGTTGCCGCCAGGAGGCGGGGGGTCTGGTGCCAGAACGCATCAGGCTCGCGCCCTGACTGCGTCCATAAGGTTAGAAGTTTTATCCAGTCCCAACCCTTTTCCTCCGAGCCTTTCCCCCCGCGCTCTCGCCTTCGTCGCTGTCCGCCGTTGTAGGCATGGCTGCTTGCAAGGCAGATCGGAGGGCATTCTTGATACCTTCCAAGCCGGCGTCGGACATGATCTCTCCGGCTTCGGCAAGCGAAGTTTTGGGATGATGGGTTTGAAGACCGGCGCAGAAGATCGAGCGGAGTAGCCGAAAGCTCGGCTTGTCCTGGATCTGTTCGATCAGTTCTGCCACGCCAAAGCCGGTTTCGTCTTCGAGCTCGCAAAACGCGTTGACGTCGAAGACAAGGGTGAAGGTGGAGGCGCCGGCTTCGAACGACGCCTGTCCGCGGAGCGGATTATGCACCGGCCGCCTCCGTCTCTTCGCTCGACCATTTCACCCGCAGCGTGCCGGTGCGGCGGTCAAGCATCGGGTTGGAGCGAGTATAGTTGCGGACGATCAATTCCCCGGAAATCTCCCAGGTACCGTCGCCGTTCACCAGCACGATCTTGTATTCGAGCGGCCTGCCATAGTCTTTTGCTTTACGGCAGAGAATGTCGGTCGGCGATCCGGGGATGTAGTTCATCACCAGATCGGCTTCCTCGCCATCCTTCAGCGGCGCGTTGATATAGCTTTTATAGCCGATCGTCTTCATGTGACTGGTTTCGACAAGATCAGCCGTACCCTCGGGCAGCGGAACTTCGGTCAGTTCGCCCAGCTCGACCAGCGTAGCGCTGCCGGAGCTCGGATCTTTCAGCCAGAATTCGGTCAGATGACCGGTTTCAACATCACTCATGTCAGAAGCCTCCTTCAGGCCAGGGAATAGCGGATCGTCAGATCCGTCTGCTTGCGGTGGATGTAGGCCGTGCTCGTCTGCTCCCCCAGATCGCGGGGCAGAGTGGCGGACGCGGTACGAAACAGGACGCCTTCGACCAGGGCGCGAGGAAGACAGGCCGCAATGACCGCATCGGCGAGGGCTTTCGCCTCTGCATAGGTTGCGGCCCAGCAATCCGCTTGCACCCTCGCGAACTGCAAGGTTTGAGCGCCCTTCATATGTTGGGCCAGATCGCCGGAAACGATGATCAGTGAAACCGCCGGCAGGCCGGTACGACTGCCCCAGTCGACTTTGGAGCCGACGATCGCCGCGACAGCTGGCGATGAGCGGATGCGATGGCGTAGCGCCTGTTGCATGTCCATCACTGGTTCCTAAATGCTTGCCACGATCGCCGACCAAAGGCCGTGAGCGAGCGCTTGCTGAACCTCATCACGGGTCATATCGAGCGCAGGCCGCATGAATGGATGCGGCGCCTGTCGCCATGTCCCGAACTCGACATAGGGCGCGTAAATCACGTCGGCCGCCGGCCCTATGAATACACGCACGCCTTCGCCACGGATCGAAAAGGACATTTCGCGCGGCGGCGTAAGGCTGACCCCGATGCTGTCCCGCAGCCTGCCAGTGTCGACGGGAGCGAGTTGCCGTGCGCGGTCGGCCACGATCTCGGCGGCGTTAAGAGCCACACGGGCTTGAACCCCGTGATCGACCGCCGTTTGAAGGCGTCGCAAGTTGCTCATGAGCCTGTCTACGCCGACCAATTTCATATTTTTTGCCGAAGGATCGCCACGACCCGACCGTGCAGGCGGCGAACCTTGAGGCGTCCACCTTCTACTATCGGCTCGCCAGCTTCGTCATGCTCGAAGGCTTCCACCCACCCGCCATTGCAGTCATAGGCGACGACACAGTTGATGTTGATGCCGTCGAAGTAAACGTCGACCCGACCAAATATAGCGGAAGGCATGGTCTCGACGGACAATGCCTCGGGCGCCTTTTGGAAGGCGGGCATAATCATTCATCCCTCCTTCGCGCCGTGATTTCAATGGCTTCATTCAGACCGAAGGGCGCGACCGATACGATATCCCACACGGGCGCAATCTCAGGCGACAGCGGGTTGACCGGATAGCGAAGCCGGAATGCGCCGGTTATTTCCGACGTTTCGGCATTTCGAGGCATCTTGAATGTCGCGGGCAGCACGGTGCCTTCCCGCGCAGCTTCCCGCCGCTCGTCACCCCTGCCGAACGAAACCACCGCCCATGTCCAACTATGCTCAAGCCATGTCGGCGGCGCATCACTCGTGTATCCGTCATCAACCGCCTCGGGGCGTTCGATAAGGACAATGCCGTCATAGCGATCAAGCCGGGCAGCGCGCAGTTGCCAGACCAGGCTGCTATCCTTGCTGATGCGATCAAGGATGACCCAGTCCAGGCCATCGACACTCAGCTTCCCACCGATCTGTGGGAAGGGAATGTCCGAAACGCGAGCATGAAAGGCGACAATCTCAGCGCTTTCGAAGCCGGCTTTGGTTGACCGGACGACAGGGATCGAAAGGGCTTCGCCAACAGGCGGAGCATAGACGGCGAGGCTGGCAAATTCGCCAATGTCGAAAAAGCCCGCCAGGTCGTCCATGCTCTCGACCGACATTTTATCAGGCAGCCGTCTTCTTGGCCGCGAGTTGGGCTTCCAGTTCCTTCACCTTGGCTTCCGCATCGTCGGCGCGTTTCCGCTCGGTCAACAGCTGAGCTTCCAGTGTCGCCACATCTTCACCCGGTTCGGCGGCGATGGCCGATTGCTCGACGATCGCACCGATTTCCTTAAGCCTATCGATCGCCTTCGCGTCGAGCCCGAGACGCTTGATAACGTCGTCCGTCAATTCAGAGCCAGCCCGGACCTTGAACTTTTCTTCGTCCTTGGTGGTGGTTCCACCGATCAGCGCGTGAACGGCGACAAGGATAGTCGTTTTGCGGGTCATCATGACCTCCTTCGATGAGAGGATGGAGGCCGGGGCGGCATGCCCCGGCCTTGTGTGATCAGCGTACGGTGACGCAGGCGGACGCGTTGATCCGCTTCGGGGCGAGGATTGGCGCCGACTGGGTCATCACGAATTCACCCGCCGGATCTTCGTCGATCCAGTTCTTCGCGAAGTAGCGGGCCGCTTCATAGTTGTTACGCGGATCGAGAATGGAGCCGAACAGCTGGCTGCCCTCGATACCGCCCTGACTGACGAGGATCACGGTATAGGCCGGCAGCAGACTGGCCTTCACGCCATTGTCGCCTTCATAGGTGTCATTGTAGACGTAGAATTCGACGTTGCCGATATTCCCCTTGTAGACCGGCGATCCGGGCAATGCGGGGGTGAGGCCCAAGGTGATGGACGCAGTCTGGCCCAGCGTGCGATCCAGCGCCTTCTCCGTCTTGGGATCGGCCTGGTAGAAATTCCATGCCTGCGCATCCATGACCACGACATTGACGGCCGCGCCGGAGGTGTCGGCCACTTCGCCGATCCAGGCGTCGACATCGTCATAGGGCGAGACGCCGGTCTCGCCCCAGCGGTCAGTGGTGAGCAGCGTCTTGGTAAGGTCAGCGTCGCGGGCATAATCGACGCGGGTCGAGGGGTAATCGTCGCCCACAATGACGACGGCGCCGGTCCGCAGGATCGAGCTCGCCATCCATTCAAGTCGGCGCTCGATATAAGTGCGATGATCGGTCATATATTTGACCATGGTAAGGGCCCGGCGATCCGCCGGCGAACGATCGCCGCCCAGCGGCTCTCCGGGCATGCGCTTGAGCACTTCCTTGCCGGTGATCGCATTCTTGGGCTTGAGATAGCCGGGGATCAGCGATTCACGCTGGAAACCACGCGGCTGCATGATCTTGCCGGGGGCAAGCGGCGAAACCCACGGCGCCAGGCGCATGTCGTCGATCACGCGATCGAAGGACACCTGTTCGGTGGTGAATTCCATGATGCCGGGAAATGCCAGCTTCAGCAGGAAATTGCCGGGAATGAATAGCGGCTCGATGATGTCCATCAGTTCGTCGGTGCCGTAGAGAAGATCGTCTTCCATGGTCTGCTTTCCTCAAAAACAGATGGGCCCGCTGCGACGTGCAACTGGCCCATGTGACCCGCTGGGCGGGATAAATGATATTGGTGAGCCGCCGCCCAAGGGTCGGCAGGCGATCAGTCGTCGATCGTGATGCCCTTGACGCGCAGGCCTTCCCGGATACTGTCCAGGGTGTGACCGGTGCCGATCGTCAACGCCGAAGCAACGACGGTGGCCGTCTCATATGCGATGGCTTCGATATCCTCCGCGCTCGCATCGACGTCCTGCGCCAGCACCATGTCCGGGGCCTGCGACCCGTCGGATGCAGCCGAGAGCGACAAGATATACTTGCCGCCGGTAGTGATCTTGCCCAGCACGGCGCCAGCATCCAGCACACGACCCGCCAAGATGGTGACCTTTCGCGTGGTGACACCGTCGGTACGGGCCAGCAGCGTCTTGTTCGCGCTGGGATCACCCTGCACGAAACCGGCCTTTTCATAAGCCATGACTTTTTCCTTCATCAAAAAAGGCGACCATTTGACCGCCTTGCGTGGTTGCGCTTGTCGGAGCTCTTAGGATCGGCCGGGGATGCTCGGATGAACGCCGGCATAGCGCTCCATGACGGCCTTGCCGCGATTGACCTTCTGGCCAGATCCACCGCCCGACCGCGAGGCGCTCTTGCCGGGCAGATGTTCGCCCGAGACGGCCTCATTCTTCGCCGCTTCCAGCGCAGTAGCGGTAGCAGCCTTCGCTGCCGTAGCGAGGCCGATGGCATATTCGCCGGCGCTGGTGCCTTCGGAAATCGCGGCGCTCAGTCCCTCGCTGATGCTGCTGTCGCTATCGAGAGCGCAAAGCTGACCGATGCGTTCGCGCTCGGCGGTAACAGCGACGGTCGTGGCGCTGGTAACGGCAGCCTGTAACTGGGCTTCCGTATGGATCGGGGCATCGTCCCCCGGATTGTTGGTGGACATGGTCTTTCCTTTCGATGATTGCGCCCCGGTTCCACCAGGGCCTTGAGCACCAGGCCGGGCAGCACGGCCAGGATTGCCGCTGCCATTCAAAAATTCCGCATATTCGCGCAGGCTTTCGTCCCACGACATGAACTTGTCGACCAGTTGCTGCGAGAGCGCGTCGTCACCAGAATAGAAGCGAGCTTCCTGTGCGACGATCGCGTCGCGGCTCATGATCGGCCGAGCCTGCGCCACATGATCAATAAAAGCCGACGCGCATTCGTTGACGGAGGCCTGCAGCCTTTCTCGCACATCTGCCGCCAGCGGCAAAACCGATGACCCATCCGCCTTGTGTGCTGCGCTGGTGATGAGAGTGACGGCAATGCCGTCCTGCTCCAGGTTCTTCGACCAGTCAGCGTGCATCATCAATGCGCCGATCGACCCGATCATGCTGTAGGGCGCCGCCGTGATCTGACCGGGACTGGCGCAGCACGCGATGGCATAGCCTGCCGATGCGGCGCATCCCCGTACGATGGCACGGATCGGTTTGTCTTCCCTGATGGCCAGCAACTGCTGACAGAATTCCATGAGATCGACGACTTCGCCGCCAGGGCTGTCGATGTCGAGCAGCAGACCCTTGACCTTCGGATCCGCATGGGCATAGCGCGCCTTGTAGAGTAGTCCGTCATAGCCGGTCGCACCGGACGACGGATTCAGGCCGTTTTCCGCCATGAGTGTGCCACGCACCTTGATGATGGCCGCGCCCATCCATGTCTCATAAGGAGCGATGATGGCGCCGGTATTCCAGTCCCGCGCCGCCATCCTCTCGTCCCCAGGCATGGGGTCCATTTCCAGGCGCGCGCCCGATGCCATTGCCGCAAGTGACTGGATCGGAACTGGCGGACTGTCATCGCCATCAACAATAAGCTGTCCGACATTCAGGCGTGGGCCGATGACGCCGAGGATGATCTGTGCCTTTTCCGGCGTGATCATCACGGGTCTATTAAATGCCCGTTCCGAGATGTCGACCAAGGAATATGCGCGAGCCATATCAGTTCTCCTGCTGCTGCGCATCGGCAGCCGGCGCGGTTCCACCGCCGTTCGCGTTCGGGATCGGAAGGCCACCGTCCACGAACCGCTTATGCTCGGCGATGCGCACTGTGATGTTGCTGTCATAGTCACCGCCGTTCAGCCCCGCGGTGATCTGGGCGCCGGTGGACCAGCCATGTGCCTCATGGACCTCCAGCGCCTTGGCTTCGCGGGCGGGATCGAGGCTGATCTTGCCATCGCCGCGATGCCGCACCTTCGACCATGCCTGGCGCCGCGCCGAGTTGGTCAAAAAGCCGGGCATCTTGTAAACGCCCCGCACCACCTGCTCATGAAGCCATGCGCGATAACCCGGCGCGCACCAATGAGATTCCAACCAACCGCGGCGGCGCTGCACCGTAAGATAGAAAACCTCAAGTGCTGCCCGACTGGCGGAATAGCTCGAAATGAAGTGCAGCATCAGAACTTCGAACGGCACCTCGATCGCAGCAGAAATCTGCCGGACAAGCGCCTGAAAGAACGGATCGAATGCCGGGTTTGGGCGACCCGGCGACTTCATATCTACCTCTGCATCATTGTCGATTTCCAGAACCGCGCCTGGTTCCAGACGGATGTTGCCGCCACGATCGCCTGCGCCATCATAGGCGCCACCGCCCGTAACAAGGCGCGCCTCGTCATCGGCCGAACCATAGTCCGCTTCAGGCATGCCGGTTGCGCCTGGCGACTTGTAAATGATCGCCAAAGTGGACGTCATCACGGCGGCGAACAGTTCCGACTGCGTCAGCGTAGAAATCTGACCCAGCACTTCAATAACGGGTGCCAGCAACGGAACGCCGCGCGACTGTTCGGGGCGCTTGCGCGACATGACGTGCAAGCTTGTCGGAAGGCCGCTTTGTTCGCCCCACAGCGGGATACGAACCGTGTCGTTCGCAACACGAGATCCTCGCCCGGCGGAGCTGTCGGGCGCCTTCTTCAGAATGTGAAGCGCCACAGGCGCGTGATATTCGTCAACCTCGACCCCGGCAACGCATACGTTACCGGTGCCGTTGAGGCGCCCACCCTCAATATGACCCAGCGGCGAAACAATACGATCCGCTTCGACCAGCCGCCAAGCCGTGAAGGCCATTCGGCCGATCTGCTCTTCCGGCCAGCAGCGCAGTGCCGCTATGTCGCCCGACTCCAGGACACCGCGCATAACGATTTCCTGCAACTCATATCCGGTTGCCGTTCGCTCGGCATCCGGATCGGTCGAGGACATATATTCGTCATAATCGCTGGCGATCTGGCGATTTAGAGCTGCCGCTGCGTCGTCGCTGATCCCGACGGCCTTGCCGTCGATCTCCGGGATCGCCATGAGGCCGGTGCCGATCGTGAAGGTTATCGGTCGTTCGATAGCGGCGGTGCCCATCGGCATGTTCATTGCCGCGTCGCGCGAATAGGCGACGACGTTACTCAGCTGGGCATTGTCCTGATTGGCGGATCGCAGCCGGGCAATCCATCCCCTCAACCCCCGCCGTTCCTTGTGACCGGCATGAAAGCCGCCGCGGGGCGACAGGAAACCGCCCGGTTGAACCGGTGGCGCGCCAGCAACTATCGCGCTTCCCGCCTGGAGTGCTGCCCGTGCGGCGAGCCGCTGCGCCCCACGGCGCGGCGAAACAGCTGCGACCGCACGGTCGATCATGTTCATCCGAACGTCGATCATGTCAGCGACCGACCACGGTCCCGCGCCGCATACGCCCACGAACGATCGGGTTGCCGATCGCGTTGGCTAGCTCGCTCCGCAATGACTCAATGCCCGCCCGGATTTCTTTGAGCGAAGCGCGCGTCAGCTCACGACCGTCCTCCATGCGATAGGACTGGTTGCGCAGCACGGCCAGCTCAGCTGCCTGATAGGCGGCAAGGCGGACCCCGATCTGCGCAATTTCATCCGCTGACAAAGCCATTGAACATTCCTCTATATCGACCAGCTACCGTGGTCGTGACATTCTGATGCCGCGCCGGGGACCGGTGCGACGTGGCGCAAGAGCAACCTTTCCAACTTGTTCTGGCGCTGCGACCTCTTCGAGCGGGGTGGCCGTCGCCGGAAGGACGCGCGGTGCATCCTTGGGCGGGCGCGCCCATTCCGGCACCCAAGCCAAACTGGCGTCCGTGCCTCCAAACCGGGTGATGACGGCGCAGCTCTGAATGTACAAATCCCACGTCTCGTTGGCCCGATGCGGCTCGCGGGTCCACTGCCCGTTTACGTTCGTTTCCGCTCTAAGCTCGGCGAGATAGGGTATTGATCCATCCCGCTCTTGCGGCAGATCATTCGGAAATCCGATAGCCCCTGGTCCTTCGTCTTCACGCTTTAACCGGACGTCCGCCGTATCCTTGTAACGATTGACGTTGGGCACGAAGAGCTCTGCCTGCGGAGCATCCTTGATCTGCCGCTTGGCATCGATCGTTGGCGGGGGGAGCAAGCGACCTTCAGGCCGGTTGCCACCCTTCAGCAGTGTCAGCGCCGTGGGCGGAAGAGGCGGACGGCCAGAGCCGACATCACCTTTGACCATGGCATGCCACCACGTAAACGCATTGTCAGTCGCAGCGTCCAATCCGCCTGTGTCGACGGACGTATTCATGATCCGCATTCTGAGATGCGGCGCAGCTGCTAGCGGATAAGTGCGCGAAAGCACTCGCTCGTGCAAAATCGACCAGTCCTCAGGACGGGTAAACGGCCGCAAAGGCCGCTCCGCGCCATTTTCCATCACCGTCAGCACGGCGAACCTGTCCACCAGCCAGCACCGGAAATTCTTTCCCCATGCCCAGACCGCGACTTCGAAGCGATTGGATTGCTGGTCGATCGTCGCGATCAGGCACACCGCACCGGGCGGAACCTCACGCATGCGATAGTTCGACCGCTTCGCACGCTTGTACAGCGCGTCTTCAGTTACTGCCGGCTCACCCTGATCACGCGGCACATAGTTTCGACCAATAACCGTCTGGTCGAACGATTTGAAAGCCGCTGGATCTTGATCAAGCGCGAAACTGATCTCGGCCGCACGCGCCAAACTGGCGATCTGGCTCCAAGGGCGAAAGCCCATGAGACCAGTCAACCGGAATGTGGCGCGCTTGCTCGCGACAAGTTCACCGGCCTTGCCTTCCTCCATTTCCTGCCGGGACACCGCACTTTCACCGCGCCCGACCCATCGGCCCGTCCCCATCAACGCCCGTTTTTCGGTGGGCGCATGGGCTCCACCACATTCCGGGCACACTACCGCGGCGCTGGCTGCAGCGTCTTCCGGCGTGCCGCTCTGGTCATAGTCCAGACGATCGAACGTCAGCGTGAACGGATGGCCGCAGGCCAGACAATCGACATACCAGCGCTCATCGGTACCGCTCGCGACCAGCGCCTCGATACCCTTGTTCTTCCCCAGCACGGGCGTGCTGTTCACATAGATTTTCGTGCGGCCATAGGCAGAGAAGCTGCCCATGCGGCCTTCCATAAGGCCCAGCGCGTCGCCTTGGTTCGCAATATCGAGACCGAACTCATCGAAATCGTCCATACGGCCGCGCGGAAACGGCTTGGCGCGAAAGGTGGGGCCGCCCGGCCACAGGAAATGAAAATCGCACCCCCTGAAACGCTTCAGGTTGATATTGTCCGATGACACCCCGCCCAGCTGACGCTGGCGCAACAATCCGGGGCGGCCGTCGTCATCGACGCTCAAATCGAGCATCTTATCGAACTGGGTGGTAACGTAGCTGTTTATCAGATCCTTGCTGGGGGCGACGAAGAGCGTGTCTGCCTGGTCATACTCGATCGTATGCAGCTGCCAATTGTTGCCTATCTCCGACTTGCCCTGCTGGCTCCCGCCCATGACCGCCACAATCGCATAATGTGACGTCGTCGCCAGGCAGTCCATGGGCCTGTCAAGGCAGCGCATGTCGTGCGGGCTGTCACCCCATGGCCCGGAATATGCGCCTGGGTTCCGCAGCACCCGATGACGGCGGGCCGCTTCCGAGACGCGCACCTTGTCGGGGAACCGCAGCCCCTGCAGGGCTCGCGACATGACATCACGAGCGCTGGCGAGCGCCGGCACCGCAATTTTGCTTTCAAACATCCGGAACCCTCAGGCTCTCAGGACTCTCCTGCGCCAGCGTGCGAAGGAAATCCTCGATCGCCCGCTTCAACATTGCCTCCAGCGGCGCGACGATCTCTGGATCGAGGCCTGCAACAACCCCGAATTCCCCGGGCACCTGCATCAACTGGCGCCGCAGCTCGACGGATGCCGACGCAAGCACCGCCTCCATTTCGGAACGGTCGAGCAGCTCGCCCATCATCCGGCGATATTTGGCCGCCGCTTCCGCCGCGAGATATTCTTCGCGGCGCTGGCGCCCCGACATCCCAAGCTTGTCCGGTGCTTCGACCTGGTCGCCAATCAGATCCAGCCGCATCTGCTGCAGCTGTGCCCTGCGTTCGGCGTCGGCCTCATCGTCCTCTGCGCGCTTGGCTTTCCACCAAGCCAGGCCGCCGACCGGCTCGATCTTGTATCCGCGCCCCCGATCGCCGCGCTCCAAAAGCCACGAAGCGGAGCTATTTACCGCTTTGACATGGACCCGCATCGTCTCGGCGGTCACACCGCAGAGATCGGCGAACTCTTCGAGGTTGACGATCAGTTGAGGCGCACCGTCCGGCACTTTTTCACCTTTCCAGACGACTATCGGCTACCCGCCGGTTCAAAACCCCAATCAAAAAGCCAAGCATTTCTGCGAGATAGGAAACTTCCACCCGTTGCGCTGGCGCACCCCGATAGAAATCTGTCGCTCAGGAGGACCCAAAGGGGGGCCTCGCCCGAAAACGACAACGCCCCGCTGGGCAAGGGCCAAGCGGGGCGTTGTCTAGGTCAGGAGAGGATCGCCTTGAGCCGCCATAGGACTGCCCCGAGCGTAGATAGCTATATGCTCAAACAGGCCGAGAAGTGGACAAACTTAATTGTAACGTTGCAACTTATACCGTTTGACATGCGTATCACCCTGAAATCACTCGATTAGATGCCTTCGTGACCAGATGCATGGCCCGTTCGTAGCGCTTGCGAAGGCCATGCGCACCCAGTTTGATGCCCATCGGCTTGCGCAGGCGCATCCACGGGATCCGCTTCTCGCCCTGCGCCAGCGCCCCGATGGCCAGGGCGATCAGCCGGCGATCCTGTTCCTTCGCCGCCAGCACCCAGGCGAACGCTTCCTCCATCTCGGCGATGTCGCGCCGCGTCGCCGGCAGGGGGCGCAGGGTCGGCGCCTCCATCTCACCGCCGCGCGCATCATAGTCGCCCAGATTGCGTTCCCGCACGATATCAGGCCAGCAAGCTTTGACCCGCAGCCAGCCCGCTTCCCGGTCCGAAAGCCGCCGCATCACCAGCACAGCCTGCACCAGGCGCTCTTCCACGTCCTCAAAGCTCTTTATCCTCCCTTCCTCCCTCTCTTGGGAGGGAGATATGGGAGGGAGAATAGTAGTAATATCAGTAGATTGAGTACCATCTGGGAGCATGGGAGGAATATCCTGTAAAGTCTGCGCGCGCGTGCGCATGTGTGTATACGCGCGTACGTGCGCGCCCGTGGGTTTTGAACTTTTCCCTCCCAAGCTCCCACAAGCTCCCAAACTCGCGGAAAACTGCGGAAAATGGGCGCCGCCCATCCTCCCAGTTTTGGGAGCGTGGGAGGATCAAGGCGGCAAATGCGTCATGCTGGGCCTTCATGGTTTCGCCTCATCGGGCGGGGGTGAATGCGCGTTTCAATCATTCTTCACGCGCTCTATAAAAGTTTGCCCGATCTTCCTCCCAAGCTCCCATTGCCTCCCAAAGGCGCAGAAAACTGCGGAAAATGATCGATTTCGATCCTCCCAATCATGGGAGTGAGGGAGGATCAGGGTGGCAGATCGTCGTCATCAAACGCTGCCGACGGCAATGGAGAGGGGGGCACGGGGGGCATCTCGGCAGCGCTGGGCGCAGGCGCACCAGCAGGCAGACCGGCCGATGGCTTGTCCGCATGTCGTGGTGGCGGCAGATCGCGTTCCACGGGCTTGCCGCCGTCGATGAAGTCGATCGGATCGAAGCGCAGGGCGATGTCCTGCCACTTCATCGTGCTCGACTTGTTGATCTTGAAGCTTTTCCGCTCCATTTCGGCGCGGAGCTTCTTGGCCGACCATGCCTTGCCGGTCTGGGGCAGGTTCTCAGACCATGTCTGCCAGGCGACGAACAGTTCGTGGAGCGCCATGGAGCCGACGGTGTTGCCGGTGTCGCGAGCGACGCACTTGGTCAGGAACTGGCCCAGCAGGTCGTTATCCTCATGATAGGCCTGCGTGGCCTCGATCATAGCATCCGGCTTCGTCAGCCCTTCGGTCAGATAGGCGAGAGCACCCCTGATCATCTGGTTTAGGATGCCCGACATTTCATCGCGCAACTTCGCCTTCAGCAGCGGATCCTGATCTTCCTTGGCGATGATGATCGTCCAGGGGGCGACCTGCATGCGCCGCCGAATGCCGAAGTCGGTGCCGATGCGCGGAAGGTTGTTCGCCATAACCGTATTGGTGAAGGTGATCAGCAGTTCGAATGCCGGGCCGTATAGCTCGCGCACGCCGCCGATCGGTTCGTCTGATGTCAGCGACTTGACCAAGCCGTCGGAGAACTTGCTGTTATCCTCCGGCTCATTGGCATATACCATGCGCCGACCCTGCAGCGCTGCCAGATGCGGGGATGGGCCTCCGCCGCTCTTCTTGAAGCCAGAGTCCATGAAGGTGTCGATGCCGGTCGCCCAGGCATAGTCGCCAAGGATATGGGCATGGGTCTGCACCCATACACCCTTGCCGTTCGATCCCTCGCCGTAAAACAGTGCCATGACCTGCGCGTCGGCAATGCCCAGCGCATTATAGCCCGACCAGCGCATCAGCCATTCGCGCATATCCTCGGCAGGCTGCACCTGCGTCAGAAAGGCATTGAACTGCGGGCAGGTGGCGGCGGGCTCGTAGGCGGCCCGCGCAAGCTTCGTGATCTTGTCTTCGCGCCGATGCTCGCGCAGCTCGACGCGCGCTGGGCGTGTCGATCCGTTCTGGGCCTTTTCCGGCCGATGGAAGATCAGCGTGCCGTTCTGGACGTTCAGCGCCAGCGGATCGGCGTCGAAATCCTCGGGCCGCGCCGACAGGCGAGGGGGCGCCAGCTTGCGCAGGCACTCGATATGGCCGCTGCTCTCCGACGTGCGGCCCCAAGCCGCCAGCTTGTCGGAGAACAGCACGATATCGCCATTGCTCTTCACCTGAAAGATGAAGTCATAGCGCGGCCCGTCATGCCGGTGTTTCCGGGCGAGGGAGCGCTGGAGATACCACATGGCGCTCCTACGCCGCTCGCGCTTCGCCTCAGCCGTCATGAAGGCCTTTTCCGCCGGCGACCGATCCTCTTCAGCGACATCGTCACCGGGCCCCTCCAGCGCATCCTCATCATCGTCGGGTAGGTCGCCTTCCTCCGGCGGGAACGGCACGCCGCTGGAGCGGATGAAATCGGCCTCATCCTGTATCCGCCGCACCATGTCCTGCACCGCGATGCCGAACAGGGCGTCGGCCATGCTGCGGTTCCAGCGGCTACCATCCCAAGCGATATAGCCCGGGGACGAACTGCTCTCTGCCCAGGCCGCCACGCACAGGAAATCGCGCCCCGAATAGGCCAGGAACCGCTCCAGATTGCCAAGGTCCGTCATCGGGTACTGCGCGCATTTCAGCGTCAGGGCCGGGTCTATAGGCTCCCCCGCCCCCTTTTTGCCGTCTTGGCGTCCTTCCCCTCCCGCTTGGGAGCTTGGCTCGCCATTATCAGTCGAACGGGGAGGGGCGGAGGCTGAGGAGGAAGCGGAGCGGGAGGGACGATGCGGACGCTCCGCGCGCTGGCGCGCGCGCGTCGCGACGTCGGTCAGGTCACGGGGAGTTGCCTCCCCGGCGGTCCAGCCGCTGTTGATCGTGGCGTCGAGCTGCCGATCGTCATCGTCGCCGGGATTGTCGCGTGCGGCCGCCTCGATCGCGGATCGGGCAAAGCGGGCGTCCAGCGCCGGCGTCGGCGTCGACACGGTCAGCGACGCGATCTTGAGCGCGCTCTCGTTCAACTGGTCGTTGCGCGTGCCGGACTTGGCCGTCCGCACGCGGCGGCATTCGGCGTCGAGGGCCGAAAGGCCATATTTGCGGATCGCGTCGAACTCGGCCTGGCCTACATCGGCCGGGCGGGCAGGCGCGGCCGATCCCGTCGCCGGCGACGCGCTCGGCCGATCCGCCTTCTCGCGATCGGGCTTCTTCTTTCCCTTCGTGCGCAATATCTCGACCAGGGCCGCCGGCGCCTCCGCCGGCTCGTCATGCCGGTTCGACAGCCAGCGATAGCGGCCCTCGCTCCCGTCGGCATGATAGAGGACGCTGGGCGGGGCGATGACATAGCCGCCCAGCCCGCGCACATCGACATGCCGGGGCAGGTTGCCACGATTCCGGATCGGCTCCCCGCCGTCCTGCGGCTGCTTCAGATAGACATGGACGCCTTCGCTCTGGGTGACGGCCGTCAGGCTGCGGGGCAGGTCGCACCCCATTTGCTCGATCAGCGCCTCTTTCAACGTGTCGAGCGTGAAGACTTCACCGCTGTCTGCATCGATGCGCGGATCGAAGTCGAGCGCGAACAGGCCATTATGCCCCATCGCCAGCCCGATCATGGCGTCGGGCCAACGCCGCCACCAGCTTGTGATCACGCCCTCATCGCGGGTCGCGTCCTTGACGCCGCTGCCGCTATAGGGGGCCTTGGCCTTCAGTGTCAGCTTGTCGCCATTGCCCTTCGTCATCTCGAAATCGCGTTCGCGGCACGGGAAAACCGGCCAGCCCCGACGCGCATAGGAGAGGGCGGCCTGGCCCAGCGGCGACAACAGCGGCTTCTGTTCGTTCACGGTCAAAAATTCCCCCCGGCGCAGCGCATCCGCCCCCGGTCAAATCATCGTCATGTCAGCTGGCGTCACGCGGGCGCTGCCCGCGCCGGCGTCAGAATGGTACCTGATCGTCCAGATCGTCGCCGGCGGCCCGATCCCGCCCTGACGGCTCTTGCCGGGCGGCATCGTCCTGCCGGCGATCCATCAGCTTCAATTCACCCCGGCCGGGCGCCAGCACGATCTCCGCGATCGTCCGCTCGACCTGGTTGCGGTCGGTATAGCGGCGATAGCGCAACTGCCCCTCGACATAGACGGAGCTGCCCTTGCGCAGAAACTGCATGGCAACCTTGCCCAGCCCCTCATTGTGAACCGCGACGCTATGCCATTCGGTCGCCGACTTTCGATCGCCGTTGGCCGCCTTCCAATGCTCGGTGGTGGCCAGGCGCAAATTGACGACGCTGCCGCCATTCTGGAACTCGGCGCGCTTTGGATCTTCGCCCAGGAAGCCGAGCAGGGCCGTCTTGTTGATGCAGGATGTCATGCGCGGGTTCCCTTCCTGTCGATCAGGTCGGCCGTTTCCATCAGGCTCTGGGCAAACTGCCTCAGTCGCGAGACGGACATGGCGCTATGCACTGCGCGATCGCCAACGCGCAGTGCTATCACGGCATGCGTCAGGCCGGTTTCGTCGCCGACGCCGCAATAGATCGCCTCATCGCAAGGCAGGCTGGGCACCCGCGCATCGCCCTTGTCGAACGGGATGAACTCGATCCGGGACGGCGGCGCCGCACCCTGCGCTTCCTGATAGAGCGACCAGTTGACGTGGTAATCGCCGTTCCGGTCCTTTGCTTTCTTGAAGCCCTTCACCAGCTCTTCCCCTTGCCGTTGTTCCAGTTGGCGATGGCGTCGGCGTCATTGCGCGCGCTATCGATCGTCTCGGCGCCGGCGCGCTGGCAGCCAGGGCACTCCACCCAGGTGGCGATGGGAATGTCGCCGGGATCGGGCACGACACGGCTGCGCAGCACCGGCATGCGGCCACAGGCACAGCGATCGGCGCGGACAGTGGCTTCGATCATTGCCGCCACTCCCGCATGTAGGCGCGGGCTCGCGCTATGCGGACCGGGCCAATTTGGGGGATGCCCATCCTTAAATGGCGGACAAAGCCGGGATCGCCCGTCGCCTCTCGGCTGAAGCGAGAAGGGGAGAGACCGCTCTCCGCAAGGAACGCGTCGACTTCCCGTTGGAAGCGCAGGCGGCCAGTCGCGGTCATCCTCATGCAGCCACCTGCAGCGCTGAAGCGATTTCCTGAATCCGGCCGACCGCCGTGTCGAAATGCGCGGGATTATGCTCGATCCCGATGAAACGCTTGCCGGCCTTCAGCGCGGCGACGCCGGTCGAACCGGTGCCCATGAAGGGATCACAGATCAGATCGGCACCGATATTGCCGACGATCTTGTCCATCACCTTGTCCGGCTTCACCGTCGGATGATCATATTTGCCGCCGCGACCGACCTGGCTGGTCACATGACGCTTCTTCGCCGCCAGTTCGCCGACGGGGTGATGGCCATGGTTCCAGGCGTGAATATAGATCTCGCTGTCCGCCTGATAATGCTTGTTCGCCATCGGCATGGGGTTCGTCTTGATCCACATGCACAGCGCGAACCGGTCGAAACTGCCCTGCAAATAGGTCGACAGCTTCGGCACCTGGTCATTGTGGCAGAACACGACGACGGACCCACAGAGCAGCGGATTGATGATCTGATGATCAAAGCCCTGATCCAGCCCTTCCTCGGCAATGCGATCCGTGTGGCCGCGCTGCTTGCGGAAAGAGCCGCCGCCAGCCGTGCGCAGCACATAGGGCGGATCGGTGCAGATCTGGGGCATGAAGCCCAATGTCGGCAGGATTTGATAGCTATCGCCCAGGATCAGCCGCGCACCGCCAATAATGATTTCGCGCACGATCATGCCAACACCGGCATGTCGTCATGGTGTCGCCCGTCCAGGTAGCGCCCCGTCATCGCCTTGACGGCATGCAGCGAGTGCCCGCTACCATTTGACCAGATTTCGCCGCTGGCGGTTTTCTGCCCGCAGGGGAGCCACTGGCCCCACTGCTTGAAGAAGAACGGAACTCCCGCGTCGTTACACTGGTCGCGTAGGCTGCGTGCGGCCTCCAGCTCCATCGGTCGCGAGTTAGGTCCGCTCTCGCCGCCGACAACGACCCAATCGAGCCCAGATCGCTGCGGCGCACCCGGCTCATATTGCCGTTCGTCACGCTGGCAATTCCACATCGGCGGATGACCAGCCTTGCACCAGCCGCAATCACCCCAGCATTCGCTGTTAAGGGCGCTTTCGCCATTCCACGCCTCTTCCAGACTGATGAAGTCCAACAGCGGTTCGCAGGAAAGCCAGCGGAGGGCGGCGGGCGTCGCCATCAGATCGGGGATGCGCTCGTTGGCGCGTTGCTGGTCCTCGACCGACACGCCCAGCCAGACGTTGGGCAGGGGCCAAGTCATCGCGTCAATGGCGTCGATCCCAAGATCACGGGGCAAGCCTGCCGCCTGCGCAACATGGGCAAGAGCTTCGCCGAATGCTTCCGGCCGCTCTTCGAACGTCGACATGTAATCGCGCATCCGCAAAGACCGCTTCGTCAGCACCTGATGGATATGGTGCGGCGTAAGGGCCATGACGGCGATGCACCGGTCGATCCATTCACCGGGCACGGCATCATGAAACGTGTCGCCATGCGCATTCCAGAAGATCATGCGCGGCTTGGCCCAGCGCAAAGGCTGCAACAAGGCTGCCTCATTCAACCGGACATCGCCGGTCCAGCGAGGCCCGGCACTGGTTTGCCGTGTCAGACCCTCGCGCGTGGGATGGCTGCGCATGCGGGTGCCGGCCAGTCTTTCGGCATAGCAGCCGCCATGCGGACCAGGGCCACCACAGCCAGGAGAGACGCGCGTGCAGCCATTGATGGCGTTGACTGTGGCGTCAGTCCACTCGATCTTGGTGCCGTCAGCCATGGGCTGCCTCCAGATTATCGATATTGCCCTTGCGGACGTCGAAACTGACCGCCGTTACCCAAGGATTGCGGGCCCAAGCGCCTTCGCCGTTGATGCTGTCCCAAAGAGCAATCCACGCATCAAAAGCGCGTTGAACGGGCTTGAAGTCGTAGATGCTGGATCCGAGCCCTTCGGCGCAGATGTCGCCCAAGGTGATCGCCTGTAGGCGTTGAACCCGAACGTCTGTGACTACCAGCGTCAGGCGGCTTGCCCAGCGCGGCATGAAGCGCCCATGGCGATAGCGGCCATGATAATCGCAATTGTCCCGGTCCAATTCAGGCCAGACCGTTTCTTCGCCGCCCAGCTCGCTAGGCTTCAGATCGTCATAGGCCTTGTGGGTGCGCCATGCTTCGCGCACCCAAAGCCGGTCGCCCGGCGCATAGCCGGAGAAGAAACGCACATCGCCTTCCTCATCACCGAACCAGCCCGGCTCGCTCGGTACGTCAATCTGGACGACATGAACTAGATGTTCGTCATTGGCGTACCGGCATAGGCGCCGGGTCTGCGTCTTGCGTCCAGCCAGCAGGGCTTCGATCATAGGGCCTGAGAAAAGGATCGGGCGGTCCGTCATGCCGCCAGCCTCTGCAGCGCCTTGTGGACGGGCGTCGGGCTATAGAGGCCCAGTTTGCGGGCGATGGCGGCGGCGTTGCGCGGCTCGCCCTCGGCTAGCAGCGCGCGGACCTGCGGCACGATCTCCAGCGCTACGCTGGTACGAACGCCCATCCGCTTGTCCTGCGGCTTTGTGGCCGGCAGGGGGCTTGCTGCCCTCCCGCCGGCCTGCGACCCGCCGGCTCGCGGGAACTGATTGCCCGTGCGCCGGGCGTAGTAATGGAAATTCTCGTCTCCGCCGCCGTGCAGGCGACGCTGGCGATACAGGACGACAATTCCGCATGCCGCCAGATCGCGCAGCCGTTCGGCCACCCGCGATCCATGGGGCAGGGACGTCGCACGAGCGTAGGGCAGGACATCACCCTGTACGGCCGTTTCCAGCCAGCTGGTGACCTGCCTGTCGGTGACGATCATGCGGCCAGCCCTTCCGTACGGGGCGCATCGACCTTGTTCCAGAATTCGCCGGCCTTGCGCTGGCGACGCAGGAATTCCACGCCCGTATCGATCGCGGCCCGCATGGCCATGGCCGTGCTTTCGTCCAGGTTCAGCGCGAGGCCACACCCGGTCAGCACGAAGCCCTCGGGAAAGCGCGCGTCGGCGATCGAGTGGAACAGCCTGCCTGAGGGCAGGGCACCGCCCAGCGGCCCCAGCGCGGGCAGATCGGGAATTTGCGAAGGCGCCGAAGCCGGGGCAGGGGTGAGAACCACCGCCTCCGGCGCCTTCTCGACCGCACCTGCGCGGGGGGGAAAGTCAGGCGCGATCATCTCGGTAAGCGGAACGGGCAGGCCGAACATCTCGGGCAGCACGGCGCCCTCGGTCATTTCGGCCAGCGCGACCGCGAAATCTTCCTCGGGCAATATGTCGCCGGCCAGGATGCGCTCGATCGCGCAGCCACTGTGCAGCGGGTGACCGCCCGGCTTGGGTTTGGCGATGAACTCGGCATGCAGGATGATCCAGTCGGCCAGCGCCTTCGCGCCCTTGTTGACCGGCTTGCCATCGACGAAGCCCAGATGCTTGACCTGGCATGCGATGATCAACTGCATCGGTTGATAGATGCCGGGCGTCAGGTGCTTGGCGAAATCCTTCAGCGAAAAGGGGCGAAATCCCGTCAGGTCCATCATCATTGGCCTCCCTTGATCTTCGATTGAAGCTTGTGGCGCAGCTGGGCGGACACCCGGTCCAGATCGTCCAGTGCGGCGAGCGCAGTGCGGGCCTCGGCGGCGTTGACTTCTTCGCCATCCGGACCGTGCGGGCACACCGCATCGGCCACGGCGCGCGACACGTCGCCAAATTCGGCGGCCATCTCGGCCACAGTGCGCATCATGCCGTCGGCGTCGGCCCCGCCCTGCGGCAGCGGCACGAACACGCCGCCGCGACGCCGGCAGAGCCAGCCCGTGACATGCGGCCAGCCTGGCAGGCCGACGGTGCGATCCTCCAGCAGGTCGATCAGATCCAGCGTGGGATATTCGGCGACATTGGCCAGGCCCATGTCGCTGATCTTCTGCCGCCGCACGCCGCTTTCCTCGGCAGCGGCGTCCTGCCCGCCAAAGGCCTTGACTAGGGCCTTGAAACCGGCCTTGCCCGACTGCTGGTCGGGCGACAGGGCAACCGCGCGCGACATCAGGCCGCCTCGCTTTGCTGTGCTGCGGCAAAGTTGCCGGTTTTGCCGGGTGACTGATCGGCGATCTCGACTGATACGGTGTCGTCATGACAGTCGAGGCCGTAGAAATCATTGGGCATCACCTGCCCTGCAGTCTCGCGGACGATGAACGACATCGTTTCGCGATCGGGAATGCGGCTGCCGTTGGCATACCGCCGAACTGCCTCAGCAGTGCGAGAGATCGCGCCTCCGAACTGACCATATGTCAGGCCCTCTCGCGCCAACCAATCCTGAAGCTGCATGCCGTTCCTCCGTTCGACACCGATATGGTGTTGTCGACACCAACTTGTCAACACCAAATTGGAGTATGGGCGCATTGCACCAAATTGGTGCAAAAGGAGGCATGACAATTGCCAACAATATCGCTGCTCTGCGCGAACAGCGCGGATGGGCGCGCCCGGAGCTTGCCAAGCGCATGGGCACCTCGACGCAGCAGGTCGAGCGATTGGAAAAAGGACAACGCGGCCTGACGACCGATTGGATCGACAAGGCTGCGCGCGCATTGGGCGTGCCAGCAGGCGACATCATCACGCCTGGTGCTGCAAACTCAGATGATCCGCTGCCCCATCTCCTTCCGGATCGCCTCCCCACCCGTGGAGCATCGGACGATGACGGCACCGTCGACGTCATTGCGCTCGATCTCTCCATCTCGATGGGACCGGGCACGGTGGTCGATGATTTCGTTGAGCAGTCGCCGGTCAAGTGGGACATCGGGCTCCTTCGCGTTATAACGCGATCGCCTTTCCACGTCCTGCGGGAGGTGCGAGGCATCGGCGACAGTATGGAGCCGACCCTGCGAAGTGCTGATCGAGTGCTGATCGATACATCGGAACAGATGCTTTCGCGGGTACATGGCATCTATTGGATCGACCATCTTGGTGCGCATGGCTTGAAGCGTCTGCGGGCTGCCGGACAGGGGCGGGTGCTGATCATGTCCGACAACCCGCATGTCCATGACTATGAGGTCGCGGCCGACGAGTTGCGCATTCATGGTCGGGCAATCTGGTACGGTCGCGAGCTTTGAAAAGGCTGTCGTTGGCTGTGGTCGGTGCCGACCATCCCAACAAGAAGGGGCCGACACGCAGGTTTGAGATCGCCCTTTGTCTGCCGGGCGAAGCTGTTCATCTAATTCCCGAGCCTAAGAACAAATTCGATCGCAGAGCCATAGCCGTCTATTCCGAGCGTCATGTGCAGATCGGCTATGTTCGCGCGGAGCGCGCCCAACTGATTGGTACAGCCATGAGCAAGGGCCCTGTCTCAGCGATCTTCCAACGAACGGAGCAATGGGGCGCTTCGATACGAGTGCATCTGGACGGCACCCCGGCTACGCTTCCCGATGTCGATGATAGCCGCGCGAATGACTGGCCGCCTCCTGGATCCGATGACCCAGATTGGTGGCCTGACGAGGTATACGACGACTAGCACCAAAATGGTGTTGACTTAGAACACCGATATGGTGTTAAAGGCTTCCCGTCACCAACGGGAGGCATCCATGTCCCACATCGAAATTCGAACCCCTGCGTCGATCATGCGCGCTCAGGCGCGCGATGATCTGGCGGCGGCCCAGCGGCTCAATCGTCAGTCGCTCGGCTATCTTATCGTGTCCGTCGCGGCCCTGCTGGCCGCTTGCGCCCTCGTTGCATGGGCGATCTGGGCATGATGGACTTCACCCCCACCGCGCAGCAGATCAGTCTGCATGGCCTTGGCTTCATCCAGGTGAAGCTGGGCGGCAACCAGCGTCTGCATGTCTGGCACCCCGATCTACCGCGTCGCTGCTGCTACGAGCATAGCTCGATCCATAATCACCGCTTCAGCTTCATGAGCCATGTGCTGGTCGGAACGCAGGTCAACCGGCGCTGGAAGGTCCGCCCAGCAGAAGACGGCACCCATGATCGCATTTCCCATGACGGCGCGCGCAGCGATAAGGGCGGCCGCCTGTCCTACGTGGCCGAGCGCGTCTCGATCGAGGAATATTTCCCCGGTGCCGACGAGGTCTATGCCGCCGGCCAATATTACCACATGCCGATGCTGCAGTATCACGAGACGCCCAACAGCGGCATCGTCGTGACCCTGCTGCGCAAGCTGGACGAGGGCGACAAGCATGCATCGTCGCTGATCGAGCACGGCCATGAATTCGACCAGAGCTTCGATCGCTTCCAGATGAGCGAGGATGACCTGTGGCGGGTCGTGATGGACGCCATGAGGGCCGCAGCATGAGCCCCTTCGAACAGTCGGTCGCCGACGCGATCGAGGACGGGCGCCTTGCGCTCGACGCGAAGGTCGGCCTGGGGACCATCCGCCAGGTCGAGCGCGATACCCTAGCCATGCTGCTGGAGGCTGTTGCCGGTCCGGGCGTCGAACTGCGCACCAAGGCGACGATCGCCGCCACCCGCGCTAGCGAGGCGGTCCATGAGCTGCTGCTGTTCGCCCGTGAGGGCAATCAGATGGCCAGCACCGCCTTCTCCATCTCCGTCGCCGGAAATCTAGCCGATGCCATTCGCCTCGCGATCGATGCGCAGGGCGGTCCGGACGATGACGAGGAAGCCCAATTCTATGCCGCCGTCGCGCGCTATCTCGACGGCCCCACCGCCCAGCAAGGAGAATGACGATGACGCTCGCCACCACGGCCGAGGAAGCTTTCGCGCGCTATGAAGCCGCGTTCAACGAAGAGCGCCTGTTGCAGGGCAACTGGCATCTGGAAAAGGACGGGCGTCAGCTCGCCTGCGCGCTGGGCGTCATCGGCGACGATGTCGACGGGCCGAGCAAGTGCCCGGCCGCGATCATGCCGCGCTGGCTCGCGCGCATGGTCCCCTGGTTCTTCGACCGCATGGAATTCACCGATGCCCGCCAGTGGGGTCTGGAATTCTATGCAGAGTTGAAGCGGCTCAATGGGCAGGTGCCTTTCGAAGTCGTCTATCGCTGGCATGCCGAGCATGTGACCGTGCTCGCGATCGAGGTCAGCGAGGGCCGCAAGCGCGACCCCGAACCCCACCGCAAGCTCCAGGCCCTGCATGCCCGCGCCCTCGCCGGCGACCGCGCCCCCGTCGAAGAGTGGCGGGCCATATTAAGAGACGCCTACGCCTACGCCTACGCCTACGCCGACTCCGACGCCTACGCCTACGCCTACGCCGACGCCGACGCCTACGCCTACGCCTACGCCTACGCCTACGCCGACGCCGACGCCTACGCCTACGCCTACGCCTACGCCTACGCCGACGCCTACGCCTACGCCTACGCCTACGCCTACGCCGACGCCTACGCCGACGCCTACGCCGACGCCTACGCCTACGCCTACGCCTACGCCTACGCCGACGCCTACGCCGACGCCTACGCCGACGCCTACGCCTACGCCGACGCCTACGCCGACGCCTACGCCGACGCCGACGCCTACGCCTACGCCGACGCCTACGCCTACGCCTACGCCTACGCCTACGCCGACGCCGACGCCTACGCCTACGCCTACGCCTACGCCTACGCCTACGCCTACGCCTCCAGGGCGGCCCGGATGAAGCGCCTGGCTTTTGGCATGGTCGAATGCCTCAAGGCCGTGCCAACCCCGGAACCGGCGGCCTGATGTTCGCCGCGCGGGACATGATGGATCGAGGGGGCTGCACCCCCTCGATCAGGGCGAAGGCGCTTCCTCGCAGGCTGCAGCGCTCCCGCAAGCGGGGCGTGCCAGTGCCTGCCGGTGCGCGCTATGTCGGCCGCCCTACCGAATTCGCCAACCCGTTTGACGGGCGTGGTTTTGGTCATGTCCGCGCGGTGCGACTATTCGATCGCTGGATCGATGGCCGCCTTGGCGATCTGACGCTGGAGGCGCTGGGCTTCTGCCCGGCCGAGATAGAAGCGCTGCACCGTTTCAGGGCGCGCCTGCTCGATCGCCTGCCGCAACTCGCCGGCCTCGACCTTCAATGCTGGTGCCCGATCACCAGCCGCTGGTGCCACGCGGACAGCCTTATCCGTCGCGCCAATTCCCTTTTCAGCATGGAGAATGCCCGGTGAAGCACGCCCTCCTCATCGATGCGGAACGCGCCGTTGCTGCCCGCGACTGGAATGACGGCATCATCGTCGACAACTTCGCTGGCGGCGGCGGGGCGTCTACCGGCATCGAACTGGCGCTGCGCCGGCAGGTCGACGTCGCGGTCAACCATGATCCCGAAGCGGTTGCCATGCATGCCGCCAACCACCCGGACACCCGGCATCTTTGTCAGAGTGTCTGGGCCGTCGATCCGCTGGAGGCGGTGACCTTCGCCAACGACAATGGCGAGATGAAGCCGCGCCCGGTCAGGCTCGCCTGGTTCTCGCCTGACTGCAAGCATTTCAGCAAGGCGAAGGGCGGCAAGCCGGTCGAGAAGAATATCCGCGATCTCGCCTGGGTGGTGCATCACTGGATCGACCGGCTCGGCCCGGCACTTCGCCCGGCGATCATCATGCTGGAAAATGTCGAGGAATTCCGCACATGGGGGCCGCTGGGCGCCGACGGGCGACCATGCCCGGCGGGCAAGGGCAAGACGTTCAACCAGTGGGTCGCGAAGCTGCGCCGCGCCGGCTACCGCGTCGAGTGGCGGGAAATGCGCGCCTGCGACTATGGCGCGCCGACCTCGCGCAAGCGCCTGTTTCTGATCGCCCGGTGCGATGGGCAGAAGATCGTCTGGCCCAAGCCCACCCATGGCAAGCCCGACGCCCCGGCGGTGCGCAGCGGCAAGCTGCTGGCCTGGCGCACGGCAGCCGAGATCATCGACTGGTCGATTCCTTGCCCGTCGATCTTCACGCGCGCCCGGCCGCTGAAGGAAGCGACCTGCCGCCGCATCGCCGCCGGCATCATGCGCTATGTCATCAATGCGCCGCATCCATTCATCGTGCCGGTCTGCAACAGCAATTGGGCTGCGGGGCGCGCCCATGCAGGCGACGAACCGCTGCGCACGATCACGACGGCCAAGGGTGGCGAGTTCGCGGTGGTGACGCCCTATTTCGCGCCGCTGACCCATCACGGCGGGCCGGATCGGGTCTATGGGCCCGCACAGCCCTTGCCGACCGTAACGGGCGCCAATCGCGGCGAGATAGCCCTGATCGCTCCGCACGTCATGACGATGCGTAACAGCGGAAAGCCGCACACTGGCACCGACGAGCCGACGCACACCATCACGGCAGGCGGCGCGCATCAATATCTGGTCGCCGCGTTCATGGCTCAGCACAATGGCGGCGCAATCGGTCGCGAGGCTTCCGCGCCGCTGTCGACCATTGTCCACCGCGCGACCCAGCAGCAGCTGGTGGCGAGCCATATCGTCAAGCTGCGCAACAACCAGACGGCGCAGAGCCATGGCGAACCGATCGGCACGCTGACCAGCGGCGGCGGTCATTATGGCGAGGTCCGCGCCTTCCTGGTCAAATATTATGGCAATGAGCAGGACGGGCACGGTCTGGCCGCGCCGCTGGGCGCCGTGACGACGAAGGATCGCTTCGGCCTGGTCATCGTCACGATCAACGGCGAGGATTATGCGATCGTCGATATCGGCATGCGCATGCTCAGCCCGCGCGAGCTGTTCCTCGCTCAGGGCTTCCCGCCCGAATACATCATCGACCTGATGGTGAACGGCAAGCCGCTGACCAAGACGGCGCAGGTCCGCATGTGCGGCAACAGCGTCTCTCCCGTCATGTCGCAAGCGCTCGCCCGCGCGAACGTGGCCAATGACGACGGCGCGGGCGAGGAAAGGATCGCCGCATGACCGGCCTGACCCGATGTGCCCCGCTGGCCCGAGAAGCCGCCGCATCACTCCAGCGGCGGCAGGAGCTTTATCCGGCGCTGGTGGAAAAGGGCGTGCTCTCGGCTGAGAAGTCCGCGTGGGAAATCCGGGTATGGACCGCTATCGCAGCAGACTGGCATTGGGTGGTGACGATGGAGCGCCGCGAGGTCGCCAAGGTCTGGACCTATGAGAAGATCGAGGCGCTGGAAGACAGCGTGAAGCGCGCGAACCGGGCGCTGTTGAAGGCTATCGACGAAGCGCCGGGCGAACTGCGCCGGCAATGCCAGGAAGGCGAATGCCTGCATGGCCTGCTCGATCGCCATGGTGACGACTTCGCTCCGATCCTAGCCGCCCATCATCAGCGCGATCGTTTCATCGATCTCCTGGACTGGTATCGCCGGGAGCGACCGTGCAGCGGTCAGGTGCCGATCAGCTTTTACGTGGAAACCAACTTCGCGCTGAAGGAGCGCGCGCGCCTCGACCGAGAGGCAAGGGAGGCCGCATGAACGCGCCGGCGAAAATCCGGCCAGCGGCCGACCCGAACATGATCGCCTTCGCGGAAGCCCTTGCGCGGATGCAGGTGAAGAGAGACATTGCCGCCCTTCGCGCCGCGCAGGGAGGCGGCCGACAGGAGGACGCCCGTGCGAACGGTCATTTACGCCCGCTTCAGCAGCGATAACCAGAACCCGCGCTCGACGGCCGACCAGATCGAGCTGTGCCGCAAGCGGGCTGCCGATGAAGGCTGGACCGTCATTGGAGCGTTTGAGGATGCCGCCATATCCGGCGCTGCCGGCATCGGTGCCGATCAGCGCCCCGGCCTCAACGCGATGATGCGCATGGTGGAGGCGGGCGGCGTCGATCAGGTGCTGGCGGAATCCACCGACCGCATATCCCGTCATGTCGCCGACGCGCATATCCTCCGCGAGCGGATCGAATTTGCCGGCGCGCGGCTCTTCACCCTGTTTGACGGCACGGTCACACCCATGATCGGCCTGATCAAGGGATTCACCGATGCGCAGTTTCGCACCGACCTTGCCAAGCGAGTTCGGCGCGGCCAGCTCGGAACGCTGAAGCAGGGGCGTATTCCTGGCAGCATCGCCTATGGATACCGGCAGGCGAACCGTCTGGACGATCGCGGACAGGTCGTGCGGGGCCTGCGGGAAATTGACTCGGACAAAGCGGACATCGTCCGCCGCATCTTCCGCGAATATGCCGCCGGCCGCAGCCCCAATGCCATCGCCGCCGGCCTTAATGCCGATGGTATCCCCGGCTCGCGCGGCGGCATCTGGCACGAAACCGCGATCAGCGGCGATACGCGCCACAAGCGCGGCATCTTGCGCAATGAAACCTATGTCGGCGTCGTCACCTATGGGCGCAGCCGGACGGTGGTCAATCCGCAGACTCGCCAACGGCTGATGCGCCCGAACGGCGACGATGTGGTCGAGCGTCAGGAAATCGCGCACTTACGGATCATTGATGATGATCTTTGGCAACAGGTTCAGGCCCGCCTTGCCTCGAACCAGGGCGTGCGCCCGGAGCGTCTGAGGCGGCCGAAGCATATTCTGTCCGGACTAGGCGTGTGTGAGGTGTGCGGCGCACGCTGGGTGCTGCGCTCCAGCAAGTTCTGGGGATGCAGCAACTACCGCTATGGCAAGGCATGCACGAACAATCGCCTGGTCGGCACGCACATATTTGAGCGGATGGTGCTTGCTGACCTCAAGGAAGGCATGCTGTCGCCCGACGTGGTCAGCGCCTATGTCCGCGAGTATCACCGGGACTTCGCCCGGCAGAGCGCGGACATGGGCCGCGACCGGGCCAAGCTGGAACGGAAGCTGGAGGAAGCCGAGCGCCGCATGAAGCGAATGCTGCAGGCCTTCACCGATGGCGGCAGCGAGTTCGAAGAGATCCGCGACATGCTGACCAGCGCGCGAGCCGACAAGGAAGCGCTGCAACGGCAGCTCGCCAGCATGGACGCCGTGCCCAATGTTCTGGCGCTGCACCCGCATGTTGAGGAAGTCTATCGGCGCCAGGTGGAAGAGCTGGAGGCGGCGCTGGCCGATCCTGAGGCGCAGCTTGAGGCGATCCCCCGCCTGCGCTCCATCATCGCCAGCATCATCGTCAGCCCGCGCCTCGATCGCGAACGCGGCGTCGTGGTGCAGGTGATCCGACAGATGGACGAAATCCTGTCGATCGCAACCGGCGGACAGCAGTTC